ATATTATTTTTATTAAGTAATACATTACTTTTATTAATTACTTATTTTAATATATTATTTTTATTAAGTAATATATTAAATTTATTAAATTATTAGTTCAATGTATTAAACATATTAGTTAATATATTAATTTTATTAAGTTATAATTTAATAATATTGTTAATATTACTAATATATTATTAATTATTAAATATAGCTTAAACATTTATTGTTTTATAATTATACAAATGGAAAATAATAGCATAATCACTATAAATAACAAAAAAATTTTTGATTTTTATAATAGAAACAGCAATATGGATATAGAAACAAACAACCTACTTTTTATAGATTTATTTGAAAGTATATTTCAACAAGGTTCAACTATTAACAAATCATTAAGTTCACAAATACTTAATGAGATAACAAGCTTGAAGACAAGTATGAATTCAATACATAATAATGTATCGAGTTTATCAAGTGATCTGATATTAAAATTTTTAAATATTAAAAAGGAATATATTGAAGATATGAAAACTATTCTCGCAACAAATACGACAAATACCTATGATAAAATAAATACTCTTATTGAAAAAAACAATTCTAATTTAATAGATAAAACTAGTCTTCTATTGACTGATATAATTCCAAAAAATCAAGAAACATATAATATTCTTATTCAAGATAAGTTATCACAATTTTATAGTATGATAAATATGGATACAAAACAAATTTTAAGTCAATCTAATTCTACAACTCTTAATGAATTTATTAGCAATTTTGATATTAAATATTCTTCTATGATTCACAATATTCAAAGTTCTAGTGATGAAAGAATTTCTAAAAATATTTCAGCATTAAAAGATATTTCAATAACAAATCAATTATCACAAGAAAAAACATTTAATGAATTATCTGAATTTCTAAATAAATATAGAAACTCGTCATTTAAAGGTCAATTAACAGAAAATCAATTAGCCTTCTTATTGAATAAAATGTTTCCTGTTGCGGAAATTACTGATACTTCTAGTATTAAAGCCTCTGGAGATTTTATCATGAAGAGAGAAAACAAAGATAATATTCTATTTGAAAATAAAGACTATGAAAAAAATGTATCAGCTGATGAAATTAAAAAATTTATTCGCGATTGCGATACACAAAATTGTCATGGAATATTTCTTTCTCAACATTGTGGAATAGTTACGAAATCTAATTATCATATCGATATTCACAAAGGACTTATTCTAGTATATGTACACAATGTAGAGTATACTAATACTCGTATTCAAATTGCTATTGATATTATTGATAGTTTATCAAATAAACTAAAAGAATTAAATATTAATACTCAAGATGATAACACTATATCCGCAGAATTAATTGAGGATATTAATAATGAATATCAAAAATTTATTTCGCAAAAAGAAATGTTATATATAACTTTAAGAGATTTTCAGAAGAAAATGAATTCTCAAATTGAAGAATTAACTTTACCATCATTAGAAAAATATTTATCACCAAAGTTCGCAACAGCAAACAAAAAATCACATAATTGTGATATTTGTAATAATTTTAGTGCTACTACTATTAAAAGTTTATCAGCACACAAACGTGCGTGTAAAAATAAATCCAATATTCAAATAGAGATAGAATCAGAATTATTACATAATGTAGAGATTGATACTTCTTCTGTACAACCAGAACAATCTATTCCAACAACAACAAAAGTTTCTAAATCCAAAAAGCAAGTTTCTAATGCTGTATAATATTATATTTTATAAATAATGACACCTATTATGATGTCATTATTCTATAGCTCGGCCTTCGGCCTCGCGGGCGCTTCGCGCCCCGTGCGAAGCACGGCTTCCAATGCGCACGCATACCGGAATCGCAATTTACACCCTTGAAGATTTAAAATGGGACAAAATATTATCTCCTGATATTTTATAAATGGATAAAAAAGAATTAAGAAAACTTGCTATAAAAAAACTGAATACTAAAGAAATACAAAAAATAAGAAAACAATTATGTCAGCAATTTATCGGTGAAGAACAAAAAAAGTGTATATATTCTTTTAATAAAAGTTTTATAAAATCATTTATTAAATCAGCTCAATCACGTTTGTAAAATAACGTATTAAGTAATTATGTTGTCCCATTTTAAATCTTCAAGGGTATATAAATCCTCTATAATATCTCAATTCTTTCAATATCCAACAGATATTTTTCCATTTTTTAGACTTCTGAAAAAGTGAATCAGAGAGAAAGAGTAATTTAATAATTACATATTTCAATGTATTTACATATTTTGTGAGCATATTAGGTGTCACACTTTATAGGCTCGGCCTTCGGCCTCGCGGGCGCTTCGCGCACGCATAATCGCAATTTATAAATCCTCTATAATATCTCAATTCTTTCAATATCCAACAGATATTTTTCCATTTTTTATTTACAAAACTAAATAATATCACATAATATATATAAATGTTATCAAAAACTGTTATTATTGGATGTAATTTACACGGCGAAATTATGTTAGATAAGAATAATAATCCATTTGTAGAACCTTTAAAATTAAAAAGTTTAATACAATTAAATGCAGTAACACCGGGAATTACTAATATTGCCACGTTTACAACGTATGATAAATTGGGCAGAGACGTGGACTCATTTATAGAAGACAATCCAAAAGATTGGGATGCCGATTATTCTGAAAATGATTTGTTGTCTTATGTAAAAAAAATTAGAAGATTGCTCATTAAAAGCAATAAAGAGGAACGCAAAGATATAGAACAGCTATATAAAAAAAACGCAAAACAACAAAATACAGGATTAACTGATCGGGTGGCCACAAATATGAAAGGGTATGTTCATTCTTTAGATAAATCATATAATATAAGCGCATTCGGACAAGGAGATAAAATTTTGAATAAAACATTTTATAAATTTGACGCCGTCGAATTAGAAAATGTAGAAATGGAAGACGATGATGTGGATTTAGAAGATGCGTTTTTTAACAAATTATTTGTATACAATAATGAGGACAAAATGGAAATATTCGATTTCTTAGATTCACTTGGTCATCCCCGTGATGAATTGACTTTATTTAATTTAATAGATTTTTTAGAAGGACTTGGAGTCGAAAATCTGATTCTAATCGATTTATCGTGTGAAGTATTTGTTCGGGACGATAATTTTGAATTTACTTCCAGAGATATAAGATCCAAACGTAATTTTATAGAAAAACAAAATTTGAGAAACAATCGTACCTTGTCGAGATATAAATCCACTAATTCTACCCGATCAAATTCTGCTAAAACTGACTTCACTAATTCTACCCGATCAAATTCTGCTAAAACTGACTCCACTAAATCTACCCGATCAAATTCCGCTAAAACTGACTCCACTAATTCTACCCGATCCAGTAAAAATAAAGGGAGGGGTTCCGCTAAAACTGACTCCACTAATTCTACCCGATCCAGTAAAAATAAAGGGAGGGGTCGGTTTACTAAAAAACGTCAAAAATAATTATATTAGGTGGCCGTCTTTATAGGCTCGGCCTTCGGCCTCTAACGGAATCGCAATTTATAAATCCTCTATAATATCGCAATTCTTTCAATATCCAACAGATATTTTTCCATTTTTTAGACTTCTGAAAAAGAGAATCAGAGAGAAAGAGTAATTTAATATTTTATTAGTTCAACATAAATCAAATAATGACACCTATTATGATGGCATTATTCTATAGCTCGGCCTTCGGCCTCTAATGCGCACGCATAATCGCAATTTATGAATCTTCTATAATAACAAAATGATAAATGATATTATACAAATCCTAAAAAGTTACGACCAATCTTACTTGTTGCGAACATTCCACATCCTGACCCTACTTGAAGATAAAAAATATTAGTTTTTTTAGTACAACACAATAAATATACCGATAAACTAATAAAAAGCATGAAAAAAAACCAAAACAACATTGTAAATTTGTCCATTATATTATATAACTATAAAATTACTCTTTTTCTCTCTGATTTTCTTTTTATATAATTATTTAATTTGAACAACATGAATATATCTTTCCTGCTATAGGATTTCCAACACAACCTTGGCTTGATTGATAAACACATACATTGTCCGTAAAATAATAATTGGTAGTGCCTAAACTTTCGTAACAATAATTACACATCCAAGCACAACCTGTCCCCTGTGATACGCTGAATTGGATACATTGATTCGATGGAACTAGCATTGGTAATGGCTTTTTTACCTCACGAACTTTGTTTCCATTCGCAATAACAACTAATGACAAAATTGCTGCTGCTAAAATCCTCATTTTATAATAAATATATTTTTATTCAAGTAAAATAACTTATAGAAAAAGTAGCCCAATAAATAAGTTATAATTTTGACACCATATTAGGTGTCCGTCTTTATAGGCTCGGCCTTAAGCTTCTAACACACATACCGGAATCGCAATTTATAAATCCTCTATAATATCGCAATTCTTTCAGTATTCAATAGATATTTTTCCATTTTTTAGACTTTTACACCTTTTCTCATTTGAAACGCCCAAGTTTTCAGCAAACCACATAGACATTTGCTTTTGGGATTATATTGCTTGGGTCGTAAATGAAATAAGGTTGGAAGATTACTCCTCCTGTAAAATCAATAGTAAGGAATTTCGCCTTACGATAGTCCAACTTTACCCAGTAAATACCGGTGAAGGACGAAATGAGTAGCATTGTAATGTGATTTGTTTGATTTTATATCTCACACATTACGCTAGGGCTCTCTAATGAGATGCGAAGCAACCTCATTTATTCTCATTGTTATTGCTTGTATAATAAGTTATAAATGTCTTTATATTGTTATTTCAACACATTTATAATGGGCGTTTGAAATGAGAAAAGGTGTAAAAAAGAGAATCAGAGAGAAAGAGTAATTTAACAATTACATATTTCAACTTAGCAACCAATATTGACACCATATTAGGTGTCCGACTTTATATGCTCGGCCTTCGGCCTCGCCCTAATGCGCACGCATAATCGCAATTTATAAATCTTCTATAATATCACAATTCTTTCAGTGATATTTCTCTCTAATCTCTGTTTATTGACTTCTAAAAAATAGAATCAGAGAGAAAGAAAGAGTATAGGGTTGTTGGATCTATACTATAGGCACAATAATAGCTGCTAATTTATCAACTTCAAAAACACCTCCTGGTGGAAATCCATACAATGTAATATATTGCTGATATTGAGGTTTTAGTGTAAGCGTAGGCATAGTCACAATAGAATCTGGGAAAATTTTGCTAATCGTTTTCCTTAAATTATTTAAATATGCGGTTAATTCGTCTACATTATCCAAAATAGCTAATTTAATTTTATCATCAGCTATTTTTAAATCTGCTGAAATCAATAATTCAGATTGAAAAACTGCTTGTTGTAATTCTTGAAGAACATTATTTAGAAATAATATGATTTTATTATAATTTGTCTCAAATGAATATTGTTTTAATGTGTATAATTGAATAGCATATTGAATATAATCTTCTCTAGTTAAATGCTCAATAACATATTTAAAATTACCTAATGAATATTGGACTAATAAGTTTTGAATATTAATAAATGTATCGCAAGTTACTAAATGGGTATAAATGTTTTGCGTAGTAATTACTGTATCCAGTTTTGCTGGAAATAATGTTTTATTGCCAGTATCTAATTTATTTGGAAAAAATGTATTTTGTAGCGGAACACTCATTATTATATATAAATATACAATTTTACATTTTAGAAGTTTTATTGAATTTATTTTAGAAGTTTTTTAGAAGTTTTTTAGAAGTTTTTTAGAAGTTTTTTAGAAGTTATAAATTTTGTAGAATTTTAAATATTAAGATATTGTATAATGACGTCAATCCAATTCGTTGTCCCCACCTTTAACCAGACATTCACCATGTCTGAGTCTGGTACCTTGCTCGCTCCTCAAGCTGTGACTATCCCTGATCATGACGCTGTTGCGGTGTTTAATGTTCAGACAAGTGATATGCGAAATGTGTTCCAATACCAAACAGATGATATCAATGTCAATGATGTTGATACACAAGATATTAACTATTATGTTCGATTATACGATGGCAATTCAGCTGCTTTAGGCGCCCCCGTTTGGCCTGCAAATCTTGTATTAAATGCGGCAAATGCTATGATGGATGATACCCTTTCCTACAATGGAATCGATGTGACAGATAACAATATTAGTGCTCCCCAAAAATTAGTGAAGCATGATATTTTAAGATACTTGTCTCAAAGATTATTCAACACGTCAAAGGGTGTTGATTTGTTTTCAAATGTCCATGCTATGAAAGAAAATATTTCAGGTAAATGTGGCAATTTTACAGGTGGTGCGTCTAGCTCTATACACGTTGCGTTGAGTTCCGTGTCTACTACTAGCACAGATTCTAATGCTCTTTTATATACGGATATTAGCAATAACAATATTCGATATTTAAATAATGATTCATCTGGAAATAATAACATCACACGCATGTTAATGAATCAAATCGCACAATATGACCCATCCAGATTTGTTATCACTGATGGTTTGGCCGATTATGATCTCCGCCCCGTTCCATTTATTGATGGTGATGTTTTGAATTTCACTGTTATATTTAATGCGGCTGCTGGTCAGAATAATTTGACTGGTGTCGCAGCTATTCCTTCTCGCACATATTTGATTAAACTAGTTTTAGGCTCAGGTTCTTTAAGAAATACAGCAGTAGTTGATAGCGCTTTGGTCGCTGATTGTGCGTATTCGAGATTCACGTCAGAAATTGTTCCTGCGCTTTCAAGCGCTAGCACACCCGTATATGGTGGTGAGGCAGTGCCTACTGCTGTCCCTGCTCCCCTTACCTATTTTGGGTGGCATTATATATCTAATGCTGATGCGTTGAATTTGGTTTTTGCTCCAAATACCGCGTCATGCACTGTCGCAAATGTTACTAGCGTATACATGACAGCAAGAATAATCTCTAAGGTCCGACTTCCAAGAATAACGATATACACTGCTCCTACTTTCTCAGGTGACGCAGCAGTCGGATACCATTCAGCAGTAACATATGCTCCGTCGTCCGTAGTTATAACTGATGATTTAGATTGGCAGTTTGGGTTTGATTTGACTGGTGTGACTGGTGGCGCAACTGCTGGGTTTACGGCTAATCTTCTTGATGGTTATGAAAAAGGCGCTATGTCTGTGCTCACATCAGAGGGCCCTTTTGGCGCAGCTGAGCAAATATTAAGTTTTAATATCCAGACAGATTCTGTGGTGCCAGGTGATGTCGAGTTCATATTAACATCTTTGGTGATCTGTGAAACAATCGGTGCGGTTGTTACAAATAAAGTGTATAACTTCCAGCCCTTTTAAAGCGGTGATAGTTAATACATTCATATAATTTTTCAATACCTATTATGGTCTTGAAAAATAAGCTAGGTTTAATTTGTATATAATATTGTAAATTCCAATGAAAACGAGTAATTATCTCGACCTAAATCTACTGGTTTTCCATGCATATCTAACAATGTAACTTGTAATTTATCAATGGTTACTGGTCCAAAATAGTCACGTTGTTTAAAAATACAATCGGAAGCATTATTAAATAAAAATGAATTGAATCCACAAACCACGTCGCATTTTGCTAAAATGTTATTTTCAATATAACCATTAGTAATATATGAGGTGATTGTATTGTAACTATTACTATTAAAATCATTTACTTGTAAAAAGATGTAATGTGGTGTAGCAGTTCCATAACTAGATTCACTCGATATATATGCATAATAGGTGACCGCACTATTAGTTAATACATTTGATGGTCTCGCATTTGCTATATAACTATTTTCATACCTACCTACATATTTTTCTTGATTATATCCAAGAATAAATCCCGCATTTAAATGTAATTCACGATTGTATAAACTGCTGTCCCCGCTGAATTTTAGTTCGAAATAAAAATCCGGCGAATAATAAGTATTTCCTGTTACATATGCGAAATGTAATGTTTCGAATCCAATATCATTCGGATTTTTGGCTCTAATTATGCTATTTGCTGTAATATTATCAATATCAAAATATAAATATTGTAATCCACGCCCAACATGTGTAAAATAGTTATTCATAGCACTTATAAAATCGGTCGTAACATAATTTCCATCTGGAATAATAATATCTATACTTGTATCTGGAAAATCGACCATATTATACAAGCTAATATTGAAAACATTATTTTTATTTTTAGATGAAAACATATAATATTGAATGGGTAGTTGTAAAGATGATAATTTCATAGATACCACATTTTCCAATCTGTATGGCATTTCCCACATAACATTATTTGGATCGGTTATATTATAATTTTTGCGAAATATTGTATCAAAACAAATAGTTTTTGACATTGTTCTTCGTTCGATAGGATTAATTTTACTATCTGGAAATTTATAGTCATACGTATATGCGACTGGTGTAGTTTTGTCTTCAATGACAAAATGTTTGCCTCCATCAGTGCTTGAATAATTGTCAGGATTATTTATGTTTTCAAATGTCTTACGATTTAAATTAGGATTTGGTTTTTTTAATGTTCTGATAATTTTATATTTAGCATCCGTTATGAATTCTATATACTTTTGATTATTCGTTTTTTTAATATTCTCAATCGTTTTATTTATATTCGACATCATTGTAGAGTCGTCCATTGTTTTATCAATTTTAAATACTACAAATAATTCGTCGATAGTATAACTATCCACATTTAAATCATGGTCCATGTATTATTCAAATAAAATAACTTAAGTAAAATAACTTGAGTAAAATAACTTAATAATATTTTTACCATTTTATATAGTCATAGTCATAGTCATGAACTTTTATTCTGAAGATATTATTTATGGATTTATAGATGATCCAGGTTTCGAAAATATTATAGACTTATTTTATCAAGATATTTACAGATTGTTTTGTAAATATTCAGAGTATGTTATATCTTCTGATTACATATTATTTCTACTTAAAGACCATAAAAATAAGATTGTGTTTCGATGTATCGACACCTATTTCAATATAGAAAATTGTCCGTCTATTCTAATTTATCATATGTTCTGTAATGAGCAAACAAATGAAATCGTGTATTATATCTTGATGATTTGTACCAAAAATAAATTCAAAAAATACGGATATGCTTCTATGTTGCTAGATGATTTTATTCAACATATAAAAGATAAACACTGCGATGATACAACCCAAAATATTAAAATAATTCTAAGTTCTGTAGAGTCCGCAGTGACATTTTATGAAACATATGGATTTCGATGGACGAGAGAATCGTTATTTGAACACCCTACATTAATGAATTATGAAAAGTATGAAGAAGGTAAAGAATATTTTATTTTGGAGTTGATTGTGTAGACCTTTGGACAATTACACCTTTTCTCATTTAACCTACAAGCTACTGGAAATGACACATGTGTCATTTCCCGTTGCGTTGGGGTTATAAAGATTAAAACGCCCATTTTATAAATTAAAATATTTATAATAGGATAAAAATATTTTTAACATTTGCCCAATTCAGCGCCTGAAAATAATAGATAATTGTTTAAATTGCACTTTTTTGTTTTGTTATTTTTACATCTTTTGCATTTACTTAATTGTTTAAGTATTTTTTTTTCTGTATTATTCGTCATTTTATATGTTTTGTTTTTTAATTGTGCATTTATTTGTTTTTTAACTTCTTTGTTATTCATTTCTATACTTTTTTTACAAGATTTACATTTTAAAGATTTCATATAAACAGAACATTCTTTTTTAAAATTTTTATTCATAGCTTCTAAATATTTTTTTTTTGTATAATTACCTGTTTTTACTGAATTAAAGCCAGTATAACAAACATTATTTTTATTCATAATTATATTATATTATATTTGCAGATAATAATATTTATAAACTATTATGTAATTGTCCAAAGGTGTAAACAATATAAATATATATATATACAATATAGTACAAATAATATTTTATGACAATCGTTTTTCAATGTGGAAAAGATATCATTTTCAAATCTACTGCGGGCCAATGGAGCGTGGTGATTATGGAAGTCGCTACTACGTGTTTACATCATATGGTCGCAAATAAATTGATTTCAAAGAAATATCAGCAAATGTTTTTAACTCGAGACGATCTTAGATTTATATTTTCTTCTAATCAAAATAGTGTTGAATCTATGAAAATAGAAGGGGTTTTATCTTTATTGGAAGAGAATAAAAATAAATTTAGTGTCGATGAGTCAATAAAGATTATTGAAATGATAGAACAGCTTCCTATAAAAATAGAAATTAAAAATGATATTAAATTTATATTCGAAAATAGTATCCAAACTCAATCGGATATAGAGTTATTTTGAGGACGATGATTAGGTTGCTGTTGCCGAAAAATCGTCTTCTCCAAAGAATTCTTTATGGAACGCGCCTATACGTCGTTCTTCTTCTCTCTGCTTTTCTAATTTGTCTTTCTTTTTTTCAGTTTCTTCTTCGGTTTCTTTCTTCATTTCTTTTTGGTCAAGGACAATGAATAGTGGTTTTTCTTTTTTCCTTGTCCTTATTATTCTCTTTATAAATGAAAACATGTGTTAAATTATTTAAACATATTATCATTTTCAAATATTATAATTTTCTAATATCGGTTTGTATTGCTTTTCCTGATGCTTTTCCTGATGCTTTTCCTCATGCTTTTCCTCATGCTTTTCCTGATGCTTTTTCTCATGCTTTTCCTCATGCTTTTCCTCATGCTTTTCTTTGTGCTTTTCCTCATGCTTTTCCTCATGCTTTTCTTTGTGCTTTTCCTCATGCTTTTTCTTCCACGTTTCTTTTTACCACGTTTCTTTTTACCACCTCTTGTGTAATCGTGATACTCTACGTAATCCCTTATTTTTTCACTATTATTTATAATACTTCTTTTTATACCGCGTATTGGGGGTTTTAATGTATTATTTGATAAATCAAAAGGTGTTATTGTACAGAAATCACCCATCAACTCATTAATAACAAAATACCGAGATTTAATATTGTTAGTAAAATTGTCTATTGTTACTAAGTTACCTGTAGCAGTATAGATAGGTTCAAATCGATATAGCCCCCCCACATGATAATATGGTTCTTCTTCTTCATTCATATTATAACTAAACAAATAAAATTGAAATAATATATAAACATTTTAAATTATGTATTATTAACAGAAAATGAGTCAATATAGCGACCTATCTATTGAAATGACAAAGGTGATTGATAAGAAAATTAAAAAAGAACAAGGAATATTCATTACTCCTCGTTCTATTATTGAAAAGTTGGTACAAGCAGTCTTCAAATATGCCTCCACAAATGGACTATCTTTACAACGCATTTTGGAACCTTCTTGTGGAACATGTGAGATTATCAATTATTTATATAAGGAAATCGGGCTAAATAGTTCTACAATTATCGATGGCATTGAATTGAACTCTACTATATTCAATAAAATACTCGCACTTGATTTTGTTAATCAAATCAATTTGACCCAGTACGATTTTTTGAGATATACTTGCGAATACGAGTATGATCTCATTATTGGAAATCCGCCTTATGTGGTATGTAATAAAGCAGATATTCCAACGCAATATCAGTCTTTCATTGTAGGACAGGCTAATTTATTCGGTGTTTTCATTCTTCATTCTCTCTCTATGTTGAAACCAAATGGGCTTTTGGCTTTTATTATTCCGAAAAGCTTTTTGAATTCGTGTTATTATGCGAAAATCAGGAATTATATTATGACATGCTGTCGCATTGTAGAAATTATTGATTTTACGGATGGTTCGTTTTTGGACACACAACAGGCTACCTTTGGACTAGTTTTACACAAGATGGTTGGTGGTGCTGATAATTATGCTATTAAATTGAGCAATGATTATGTGTTTTGTGCTAACGTTTCTCTCTTCAAATCTATAAAAGAGGGTAGCACAACACTTGAATTACTAGGATTGTGTGTTAAAACCGGGTCTGTTGTATGGAATGAAAAATATAAAGATGATACAAAAAATAAAACAAGCAAAAACAAAAATAAAGAGGATTTGCTGACATCGGATAATACTAAGACACTCTTATTGTATAATTCCAACGTGACCCCTGAAAATACTATTAAATTAATGGATTTTAAGAATGATAAGAAAAAACAATATATTCTGATGACTGGCTCGTCAGAACCAGTAATTGTAGTAAATCGTGGTAATGGGAATAGTGCGTATAAGCTGAATTATGCTTTTGTGTCGCCTAATATTGTGGGTGGTCCTTATCTAGTGGAAAACCATTTGAATGTGATATATTCATCGGTAGAAAGACCTGCTGAGGTGCTGACGGCATTATACGAACAAATTATGGCTAGTTTTAAAGATCCTCGGTCTCAACAATTTATCGATATGTTCTGCGGTAATAATGCGCTTTCAAAGACGGAGTTGGAGAAAGTGTTTCCGATTTATTTGTAATACAAGGTGGGAGTTTTATTCAAAATGCTTATTAAGTTTATTATAACTATCCAAATTATTTAATTTACATATTTTATGTGTACTACCTAATGTTGAATTACACCCGGTTGATTTTGTGCAAACTTCCAAACACTCACTCATTTTTTTTACCCATTTTATACATTTTTCATTTATAATTTTGTTATCATCTGCTTTTATATATGTTTGTTTATTTTCCATTATAGTATATGATGTATATTGTTTTTTATATTGTTTTTTGTGTAAAGAAAATAAAAAACATGTAATAGGTGATAAAGATGTGATGTAATGGGTGATTGATTGTAAGATGCGATGTGATGTAAGATGCGATGTGATGTAAGATGCGATGTGATGTAAGATGCGATGTGATGTAAGATGCGATGTGATGTAAGATGCGATGTGATAAGATGTGTAATTCTAAACTAAGCTAATATACCAGGCCGGATTTAAGATTCCTTGGTAATTTTTCCAGGCCAAGAGTAATTTATATTTGGACCCTGATTCGGATGATACGATGATACTATTTTTATTTACTATGCCTTCATATTGCGTTACATTTAATTGTTCTGATGTAAATTGGTCAATTTTAAATTGTTCGCCGTCCCACATCATGAATATTTTATTCGACTGGGATTCGTTGAACTTGTATGATAACTTTTGTAAATCAATAATTTCAGGACCTTTTGATAAGAATGAGTCGATTGATCTCTTTGAAATCGCACACATTTTTTCGTAATTTGCCGCGCTTGTTTTAAGCATCGTTTTAAGATATTGAAAGAACGGATGACATTCATGGTTTGTATTGGTAATAAGTTCAAGGTATTTTACCTTGTCTAACTTTTCTACAGGGTTGGGTAATGATGGATCGACGCTAAGGTATTCGTCCAAGAAATTGTCGTAAAAGTATTCCGCGTATGAAATCGCATTGATATCGTGTTTAATGTTGAGTTGAATAAATTGGGGTAACTTCTTGAGAGAAGAGCAGTTGTATTTGAATTCGATATTCTGTGTAACGCCATCGGCGAAATGGAATTTAAAATCGTAATTGTATTTGCGTCCTGCCATCTTTTCGATTCGTAGTAGCGGGGTATCGTTCTTTTGTAATGCGTTATCGAACGCTTGCTTCAGCTTCAGCCATTGGGGTCCGTATGTAACATCCTCGAAATAGGGTTGAGGAATTTCTTGTAAATGATGGATAACGTTCTCTCGAATATTATTCGTTTCAGTATTATTGCTTCGTGAATTTGCGTGAGTAATGTCGAAATATACAATATGTTCTAGGGCTGGCAAAACGTGTAGTGCCGCTAATTTCTCCGACTTTTCGATAGCTTTAAGAGCCTTTTTGGCTTCTTTTTCCATCTTTTTACTCTCTGCTAACTCTAACTTTACCTGTTTTTTGAGTTCACGCTCTTCTGCTTTGGTCATCTTCTTATGTTGTTGTTGTTGTTCTTCGGACATCTTTCTTAACTGAGAATATTCTATAAAAATAGAGAAAAATAATGTTTCAATTTTTCTATTTTATTCTTTATTTTTTATTCGACTAAAAAATTTTTTGAATTTGAATTTGAATTTTGAATTTTGAATTTGAACTTAAAGCGATTCCCGGTAAAATATATAATATGGAATTCGTCTATGTAATGATAAATGGTAGTGAATGGGAAGATATTGTTATATATTTAACAGAGAAAGAAGCAATAGAAACATCGATTACAAATCCAAATATTAGAATAGAAATATTTAGTAAAAAAACAGATTGTAATGGATATTTACCTACATACAATTACTATAAAGACGGCAAACTTTATTAGAGAAAGAGTTCTTTATTTTTAGTTCTTTTTTTTACGTTTGTTTTTATTGTGTTATTTTTGTTATGCTGAGACGTTACCTTTAGCCCACGCCTCAATCTCTTGCTCGGACATTCCCTCTATAATATTTCCTGAAATGTGTTTTGGTGCGACAACAGGACTAGGATTTGTTGTTGTTGTTGTTGTTGTTGTTGTTGTTGTTGTTGTTGTTGTTGTTGTTGTTGTTGTTGTTGTTGGTCCATGAACTAATTCGAAATCATCGTTGGTTTCATATCTGTATTTCAACAAAGCCTTTAAAATAGATAATCTAGTCAGTTTAACTTCGTCTTCACTAATTTCTAGGTCGTCAACAACTATATGCGGCAATCTTTCAACCGCAATATAAGCCAATAATCCCGATGAATATCGCAGTAATTGTTTTAGTTCGCTGATGGTGAATGTATGAACTTTTTCTAATTGAGGGGTATCGTCTAATAAGGTTAGACTCTTATTATAAAATGGACCCTTTAAATCTTCAGGCCAAATTTCCCATCCTAATTTTCTACGAATTGTTAAGAACATGGGTATGCTATTTGCTATGACCTCGCTGAACCTAAAATTACCTTCAATTTCTTTTTCTGTTTTATTCAAAATATATTGATAAAATAACGGATGTTTATTTGTCATATAGTCCATAATCTCGTCGAATGAAAGGGTCTCCACTTCTGTTGCTTGTGCCATTGTTCTGTCTTTGGTTGTTTGTTACCTATTAACTAATTATAAAAAGGTGTTTCAATTTTTTTATAATTAGTTTCTTTTTATTTTGCTTCTGTCTCTATAATCACGTTGTTTCCTTTTCTAATGCGTAAAGATTTACATGTTCCTCCTGCGACTTCTAATACAAGATCGCCGAATCCAGTATACATAGGGCAATCTTTTTGATAACAAGGAGGACAATTATGCTGAATTCCAGTGACTTTGCCCATATGTATGAAAATGACATCTAAAGGAATTATACAATTTTTCATCCAAAAATGCTGTTCTAAATGGTCAGAAGCATTGGGCTTGACAAAAAGCATGGCATCGAATGAATTGTCGAATGTCGCATTCATCATTCCTTTTATAATTTCTCTCTTATTCTTGACAACTTTGGCTTTGAAAACATGTTTATTGATAGTTATATTTATTGTTGTTGTTGTTGTTCTTGTTGACATAGTCATAGATGAGATTTTTTAGTTAGGCATTTTTATAGCCTAAATAAAAAAAATTGAAATGATTTTTATTCATGTTGTTTATATTACTCAACAGACTGAATAGGTTTAAAACTGCTTTTACTAGAAAAGATCCGAAAAATGATGGAACAAAAGATGAAACTCCAATTGACAATGGCTAGAAATGGAAAAGAGGTATGTATCCCTATTTGTAAAACAAGCACAAATATGGGACGATTTATGTGTGGCTTGTTGTTTGCTGCCGGGTTATTTGTCGGCACATTATATTATTGTCCTTTATCTATTAATTATAAAACGTTTTGGGATTACAACTATTTCGTTATAGTTTACTCGCTTACATTTGTTGTGATGATACTCTGTGTGGCTATAGTCAATGAGTTTAACAAGATTGTAGACAAGATGCTCAAACGAAAACAGAAAATGCTTTGGCAAAAGAACTGCAATGACGCCGATGCTAGCGATTTGAACGAGTTGCGTATCGCTGGTGCTGCCGCGCGGAATGATATCTATGATGATACGGCTGCTGCGGTTCATTCTATCTGTGGCGGTGGCGGTGGCGGTGGTGTTATTGCTGATGATGATGCCGCACAGCCGAAAAAAAGACGATTTGCGTCTCTCAAAGAAGAATAAGAAAAGAATAAGAAAAGAATAAGAAAAGAATAAGAAAAGAATAAAAAAGAAAAATTAGTGTGTAGATCGTTTCCTTGTTTTGCTTGTTTTGATTTTGCTATGTAATGATTTATTAATAAAAGAATATATATTTTTTTCTTGTTCCTTCAATGTTGCGAGAGTAGGTTGAAAATAACTGCGAAATTGTTTACGCATTTTGTGTAAATCGTCTATACAAATCCATTTAATTTCCGATTTTTCGAATATTTTGCTTTCTTGGATAATTTTGGGGTCTAATTTTCTCTCTAAAAACCGCGCATTATTGTTATAATAAAAGGGAAGCAACGGGTCATAGTTCATTGGAAAGATATGCATGCGGTATTTGTTCTCGTTGAAATCAATATTATACGTGCCGTGCTTTTTCAACATTTTAGCCAAATCCTTTTCTGAACCTAAAAATCCTGTTAATTCCTCGGTTCCTTCACGAATAGCTGCTTCCATGAAATTTTCTTTACCATCTTGTCCTCCTCCTATATCTGAAAACCCGGGTGTATCCGCGTATTTGTTTTCTTTACCAAATAAGAAATAGAGTTTCCCTTTGTAAATAGTAGTTGGCAATATTCCAGCACCCATTATAATGTATAAAAATATAAAAATATATCAGTATATTATAAAACTAACTAAATTTTATGACTTATACTAGAAAGAAAAGAAATAAAAGAGCACATAAGAAAATAAGCAAAATACATCATAAGAAAAGAATCAGTAGAAGACATAAAGTTCATATGTTGAAGAATAAAACACCTAGAAATATCCGAATACTTAGCGAGGATATTGCTGAATCGTTAGATAATGGCAAATCGTTAGGAGTAGCCCAAGGAAACAAGGTCTTGGAATCCTATCGCCCAACTATTAATGAAATGTTGGTATCTTTAAAGTCCGATACGAGAGAGAAATTCACGGATTGTAACAATAAAAAAGCATTCAAATTATTAGAACCCCTTCAAATATCCGTGTCTGACAATATGTTCGGCACAGAATGTGTTCCTTATTATGAGGTCGCAGCTAAACAAAAGTTGTTGAAAAACTTGTCTGCGAATAAGCATGTCAAAGTAGGCAAAATTGTTCCTCCTAAACAAATCAAGAGTAATTGCTGGTTTAATGCGATGTTCGTCACTCTTTTTGTGAGCGATAAAGGTCGCCAATTTTTTCATTATTTTCGTCAGTTGATGATCGAAGGAAGGATGGCTAATGGACAACCTATTCCTCACAAATTACGCGATGCTTTTGCTCTACTCAATTTTGCTGTGGATTCGGCGCTGACTGGTTCTGAATATGCTTATGAGTTGGATACGAACAATATTATTAAAACGATTTATCATAATATACCTACTAAATTCAATAAAACGACACCATATATTGTAGATGTGGATGAAGCCAGTAATCCCATTAAATATTATATGAGTATTATTCATTATTTAGATAATAAATCGATAGAATTGTTGTTTGTTCAAGGTATATCTAATGGTGTCGATTCATGGAGAGAACGAACGATAGTAGAAATGAAAAAGGTTAAGCATATTCCACATGTCATAGTTTTAGAAATATTCGATTCTAATGATGGGACTCCTGGAGATTCGGGTAAAATCAAGGATAAAGAGACAGAATTTACTATTGATGGTTCAACATATATTTTGGATAGTTGTGTAATTAGAGATATAGACCAGCAACATTTTTGCGCGACGATTACTTGCGAAGGTAAAGAAATGGGTTATGATGGAATGAGTTTCCATCGTTTAGTTCCTATGAAATGGTCTAATAAATTGAATACATCTTTTGAATGGGGGTTTAATGGTTCAACGGATTTAGATGAGAAACCTTTGAAATGGAGTTTTACACATGGATATCAAATGTTAATTTATTATCGTGTTAAATAATTGAATTATTATCCGGATAATATATAGGATGCTTCCAAGAATAGATCGATTAATAGAGCAAAAAAGGTATAAATTAAAAGGTGAGGATATTACTATAGGTAATAATGATTATGTGAAATGTCCAGGTAGATCTGAACCTGGATTATTTATGGGGCGAAATGAGAACGGCACTATGAAAGTCAGATTTGTGGGAGCTGTTGCTGATGAAAATGTGCCTTGGGAATCTTGCTCTAAAGTGAGTTCTAAGGAGAGAAAAAAAATTATAAAATTAGAAGGAGAAGCAGAATTAGCCGTACCAGTAGATGCAGTGAGAAACAGCAGATTTGATTTAATAAAATCTTTTTATGCTCCTAATATTGTTGGTGGAATAATTCCTGTTGGCACAATTGGAACTGGTCGAATAAGTATGCCCATAGTAAATATTGCGACTACTCTTGGGGATGCGGTGTTCACACTAACTTGTAGTCCAGATCCTCGCATTTCTTCAGATATTAAAAATGCGTTTAATGATGCTATTAATGATGACAAGGTTGATTTGGCAGCTGACAATGTTGATTTGGCACGTAAAATCGCTAATGAATATCCAATGGTTTGTTATGATGTTCTTCGATATGTATATAATGAAAACGAACAAGAAATAAATAAGTTTTTGAATGAACTAGTTATATATTTTGAATCCATAGCATCATTAGGACTATATGTAGTTGGAGGTGCTAATGAGGGGTTATTAGAAGCTGATCCTATGAGTGCGGCATATAATTCTATAACGAGAGCAACAGAACAGCTTTTAGAAACTCATTCTCCACCAGTTCCAGAAGGCATTTTATTAAATGAAGAATCTGTAAATTTACGAATAGCACTAGGAGCAGCTATTATAGTAGGAGAAACGCCACCTGAAATAATCAGAATACGTGAAAGAATAGAAGTAAATAATCCACGACAATTAATGGCAGAAATAAGAAGAGTTTTAACAGCAGAAGAAGCAAGAGTAATGGCCCAATTAGCAGCAGTTGGGAATACATTTACAATGAGAGAATTGTTAGATTATAACGACGCAATATCACGAGCATTAACTATTTATAATGATACAACAAGAGCAGCATTAGATACTCTACAAAATGCGTTATTTCATCCACCTCTAGTAAGAGCAAATGAAATAGGAGGTCCTGTTTATAATCGTATGATAGACAGAGCTAATAGGGCATCTACTGCTGTAGTAGCAATGAGAGAAAGCATAAAGGCAAAAAAAGCATTTGTTAATGATTTTTATAAATATGGAGTAATTAGTGGTATATATCGAGAGCTACCTATTATTTTGCGAGATTTATGTGAATACATTTATGGATTAGAAAATCCAGTTCCACCAGTTCAACCACCACTTAATTATATAAATATGAATAAAGCTATACTTATCGAACCCGCTAGAAATAATGTTGAAAATTATATTATGTCCGAACATTTTATTAGTGATGATGGTATTAATACGTGTATATATGATGTAGATAATTTTATATCACTACGCGCACAACTTGAAAGATTAAGTGCGTTATCTTCTGCATCATTTTCACCAAATGAAAGAGCGTTACAAGAAGCAGCAATAGCCGGCGCGCTAGAATCAGCACCTGATGCGCAATTAAATATTTTACGTGATAATTTACCTGGAGTAGTAGTAGGGAATCCGCTTTATCAACTACTCATAAATTTTACAGCACTGAGGCAAATTTTATTAAATAATGTCCCTAATGACCCGGGTTTACAACCAGCTAAAACAGGTTTAGCAGATGCTCTATCAGCAATATTATTAGAGATTCCAATTATACAAATAGCACCTGCTGCTCTTATAACAACAATAGTACAAGCCCGGGAGCCACAAATAGCAGCATTAGCAGCCGCAATACCTCCTGTTGTAACGGCAGCGTTAGCAATACCAATACCAGGTGTAACGGCATTAACACCAGATCAAATAGTTGCTTTAAACGCAGCAGCAGTGGATAGAAAAGAACTAACGCGAAAACAAGCAACAGAAATGTCCAGCGCGCTTGTATCAGCACTAAGAGAAGCAGCGAGATTACCTCCTATAATTGCAGGAGGATTAGTAGTAGGACCAGCACCAGCACCGGCAAAAACAGCACTTCGATTAGCACTTCGAGCAGCACTAGCACCTGCAGAAGCAAAACAATTAATATCACTATCCGCATCGGTTATAGCAGCAAGAATAATGCTATTAACAAATGCTGAATTACAGCATATAATAGGGGTTTTACCAGCAGGATTACCGGCGCCAAATCCATTGCCAGAATCAATCATAAGAATAAAAAATCCACGTCCCATTATTGACCCTATAACAGGTGAACCTATACCAACTGCTGTTCAACTTACACCATTAGGTAAAAGAAAACTGATTTCATTAATAGTTATGTGTCAACCTAATATTAGAGATGGATTTAACAAATTATTAGAAGCTGACTTAACACCTAATGCTTCTCCAGGAACTTTACTCCAATTAACCAATAATGTAATCCTACATGGAATTAATGGTTTTATAAATAATCGATTTCCAGACCAAGTAAATGGAAAAAAAACAAGAGCAGAAATATTCGAAAATATGTATAATGGTGAGGATTTATATAATTTATATGAAATAAAAAATAAGAGCGAAAAAAATAAGAGCGAAAAAAATAAGAGCGAAAAAAATAAGAGCGAAAAAAATAAGAGCGCAGTCATAAAATTGAGTAAAGAAATAATTCAATTTAGAATATATCAATGGTTAACCACTGATGCCAATTTTCAATTACCTCATTCTTTTATTCTAAACGAACATGGTTCTAATTATGAAGAACAATTGGGTAGGAATGACGATATTTGTACTACTATTTCGGGTTATTCAAGTGAACCCGACCCCGCATTAAATGAAGAAACTCAAAAATTTAATGAGGCTTTTGGAAAACAAGGAGATAATACCGGAACAGAAGAAGTTGAGAAAGAGAAAAAGAAATATGAAAAGATCTCTGGTCCAAATATTATTAGAGAAGATTTAGCAGAAAGAAGAAGATTGCTTATGGATACAAAACAAAAATTGTCATTAACTCCCAAAATAAATAAACTATTGAATTTAAATTCAAAAGAAGATAAAGATAATGTGAGTCCTGAGGTTAAAGCAGCTTTGGCCAAAGATGCTGCTAAAGCTGAAGATGAGGGAAAGGTTAGGGGCGGTAATAGCAAATCTTTGAAGAGATCCAAAATTAAGCATAATAATAATAAAAGTCGTCGTAAGAAGTAGAAATAAAAAATAATAAGAAGAGCACCTAAAGATAATAAAAAAGGATTTAATAACACCTCTTCATAATAATAATAAATAACATATTATTATGAATTATCCAAGCGAAGAACAAATGAATATAATAAATGCGGCGAAAGAAGGATATAATATCCAAGTTGACGCAGTGGCCGGTTCTGGTAAAACGACCACAGTGCTTTCTCTCGCCCATTTTTTGAATGAAAAAGAAATCTTACAAGTAACTTATAATTCCGAATTGAGACTAGAGGTCAGAACAAAACAGGCAAAATATATCAAAGAACATGATATGAAATTAGAAAAACTTTCTATTTATACTTACCACGCATTAGGTGTCAAATATTACACAGATTTGGCGAAAAAGGACATCGGTTTGAATAAAATCGTGGAGGAAAATATGGCGCATAATAAAAGATTGCCGAATATAGATATTATTGTGATTGATGAAATCCAAGATATGAATGAATTATATTTTCGATTTATTATTAAATTTTTGAAGGATGTTTATATTCAGGGAGGCCAGAAAAAAAATATACAAATCATTACCCTAGGTGATAAATATCAGGGGTTATACGATTTCAAAGGCGCAGATACACGCTATTTAACCTATTCTTATAGAATTTGGAAACTTTTTCTCTCTCCTCATCCATTTAAAATAATGAAATTAACAACATCTTATCGAATAACAAGACAAATTGCCGCCTTTATAAACAATGTTATGTTGGACGAAGAACGCCTTGAAGCGGTTAAAGATGGTCCGAATGTTCAATTCATCCGTCACCCGGATTCTTTCCAGAGTTTTAAGATTATCGGGTTCAGACTTATCTCGATGATTTTGTCTGGTTATGCGAAACCGGATGATATTTTTGTTCTTGCGCCTTCTGTGAAAAGCGAGAATTCGCCGGTAAGATTGATTGAGAATATGTTGGTAAATCAAAATATTCCATGCTATGTGCCCATGTCTGAAACTAGTTCTATCAGTAGCGAGATTATCAAGAATAAAGTGATATTTTCCTCTTTTCATCAATCCAAGGGGAGAGAACGGAAAATAGTGGTTGTCTATGGATTTGACGACACTTATTTTGCGTATTTTAATCGCGATGTGCCCGTAAATTTGTGTCCGTCTACATTATATGTTGCTGCCACTCGTGCTACCGAATTGCTTATTTTGGTTGAATGCTCCAAACCTTTACCCTTTTTGAAATATTCGCATCAAGAGTTGATGTTGAGCGATTCGTTTGTGGATTTTATGGGAGATCCGGTGAATGTGGTTATGAATGAATCTACGTCAATGAGACCTAAATCGCCTGAAATTATCCGTCGCACTTCACCTACCGATTTGATTAAATTTCTCGATGAAAATATTCTGATAAAAGTGGTCGATTTGATAGAGAAAGATTCCGGGTTATTTGATGACGATTTAACATCATTTCCTTTTCAAGAAGTGAAAATTGCGAGTGTAGTTAATAGTCATTATCATACATTCGATTTGTCTGAAGAAGTTTATGATATCAATGGTTTAGCTATTCCTGCGTTGTTTGAAGAGAGAACATCTGGAGATGGAAGTAATTCAATAAAACGATATGTTAAAAAAGCGTTGGGACCGGGACAAGGACAAGGAGGACTAGGTTCAGATTCCAGTCAAAAAATCCATCAATATGTGTTAAGAAATGTAGAACTAGATATTAGAACAACATTAGAAAATCATTTGAAAATAGTGAATGTTTATATTTCATTGAGAGAGAAACTCAATTTTAAGGTCGCACAAATTAAGAATTATAATTGGCTAAGTGAACTTGAAGTTAATAAAATCCTGATGAATATGAGCAGACATATTAAAAATCCTACAGATTTGAAATACGAGGTGGAAATTATTAATAAAAAGGATGATGACCGGCATGTAAATATCGATTATTTTGTTAAACAGCATATGGAGCGAATTGGTAAATTGCGATTTACAGGAATAATCGATGCCATATCTGATGAAATTATATGGGAGTTTAAATGTGTCGAAGAATTAGAACCGGAACATTTAATACAAGTGATTATTTATGCGTGGATTTGGAAAATGTGTTGTGAGGCTGAATTTGGACGACGTGTTTTTAAGATTATGAATATTAGAACCGCAGAAGTTCTTGTGCTTCAGTATAATACTGATACTATAGACCAGATTATGGTATTGCTTTTACGTGCCAAGTATAGTAAATTGACTATAAAATCAGACGATGAATTTGTAAATAAATGCTTATCTTATTGCGACTAATACGAGGTCATATAAAAAAATTGAAATAAATTTGGATGCTTTGATTATGTGAAAAGAAGAATGACTACTAATAATGATGAAACAGGATATTATGGGGATAACGAAGATGATTTTGAGTTTGAGTTTGATGATGATGAACCCGCAAATGGGTTAGCGTGGGTAAAAAATGAAGTTCAGACATATATTCGCGAGGTTATTGTCAAAGAAAATTCGCCAGTAAGAACGTTTATTGGAAATGTGATTACCAATTTCAAGTGGTTTATTACAGAATTGGCGGCGGATTTTGACGAGAGGAATGAGAATAATGGATATGTTCTACCAATGTACTATAACGATAACGATTACTATAATCAACAGGACAAATAGTAAATAGAAAAAATAGAAAAAATAGAAAAAATAGAAAAAATAGAAAAAATAGAAAAAATAAAAAAAATAAAAAATAGGACAAATAAATAGTAAATAGTAAATAATAAAAGAAAAAATATAAAAAAATAGAAATAAATATTAAATAGTAAAAATGTTTTTATTATTTAATTTTGTCATGTTTTCATCCGCATTTGTTTTTTTCATTTCAGCATATCAATTTAGCAATACATCCGTATTTCTAAGCGGTGCTGCTTATTGTAACAAAGAAAACTATAAAACAATGGTTTTAGCTGGTCCTGCTGAAGGGTTTTTAGTCCATTCAACATTATACCATGCGAAATCTGATTTACAGGGATATACCGGTGTTATGCCTTCAACCAAAACTATCTATGTCGTATTTCGTGGTTCATCATCTGTTCTCAATTGGTTAGACGATTTCAAATTTGTAAAGACCGAATATTTGACATATCCTTCTTGTCAATGTTTAGTTCATAAAGGCTTTTATGGTGCGTCTAATGGGTTGAAATCACAAGTATTTGAATCGGTAACATTTCTACAAAAAAAATACGGATATGAAGATATTGTAGTAACTGGTCATTCTCTCGGTGCGGCGATAGCACAACTAATAATGATGGAATTATCTTTATCTCTGCCTTTGTCAGGAGCAGTGGGTTTATATTCATATAATTTCGGTCAGCCTCGTATTGGTGATGCCAAATATGCTGGATTTGTCAATACCATTATTGACGATGATCATCTATTGCGTTTTACACATAATAAGGATATGGTTCCACATGTTCCGCCTGTTGAAATGGGGTATTTACATTCATGTAGGGAAATATTTGAAGATGAGAATGGAAAAATAAAAGAGTGTAGCAACGTGGATTGTGAAGACGCCTTATGTGCGGACCAGTATTCTTTTATGGATACGAATACAGATGACCATAGTATTTATTTACAACATGTAATGTCTTGTGAAAGTAGTGTTTATTGAGGCTCTACGGATATTTATTTAGGATATAGATATATTGATAGGATAAATAGATTATATATACATATATAAAATGTCCTATAAATTATTAGGTAACAGAGTTCCTTATGAATATTTTATTACAACCGGGAAGGGCGAATCTTCGGTCGGTTCAAAAGGGTTGCCTTATGAGACAGGCTCGTATGACGCTGCTTTAAATGACGCAGGAATTGAAGATGCGAATATAGTTTTATATACCAGCGTTATCCCTACTGGCGCAAAACAAATTTCGCACGAGGAAGGGTTGAAGCGTATGAATTGGGGCGAGGTTTTGGAATGTATTATGGCACAGACAAACGGAAAACGAGGCGAAACAATTACTGCGGCGGTTATGACGACATATGTGACTGATCCCAAGGGTAAATATTTAGGAGGATTTGCGTGTGAATATTCTGGCAGTGGTAGTCGTAAGGATGCCGAAGATAGCTTAGGTGATTCCATAGCAGGCATGATAAAGAGACGCGGTTACGGCAATATTCAAGGAAAAACACAAATGTATAAGGATAATATGACTGATTCTGGGTATAAGATTCATCCTGGGAAAGATTTTGTTTATGAAGAGATGAAAATTAAAGAGGCGCATGGAACAGTATTCGCGACTATTTGTTTCGTTTCTTATAAATATCCTATATTGAATGAAAGAGTGAAATTATTGGGACCTATTAAAATGCCTGGATTGAGAAAAACACGAAAAAATCGTTAACTATATTGATTGTTATATTGATTTATTCATCTAATAACATTAGCGCCATTGCCGAATAATTGTGTAAATCGATAAGGGTGTCTCTAATACCCTCATCATTTACTAAATTTACCCCATTTTTTGTTATAGACATTGAACGTTGTAATTTATCTTCTATTCGCATCAAGACGCCGATTACTCCATATTTAGCAAATGCATCACCATAATCAATGTTTTTTTTAGTGAATAATTCTAATGCGTCATTCTGAATTTTTTTCATTTGTTCTACTCTATTCATCTGGTTCATCTGTAAATAATATAAATTATATATCTTTATATTATTTTACACGCTGTTTTTGATATAGATAGATGGGATATAGTAATATATGGATCCGAATAAAAATAAAGAATTTGTTCTGAAACGTAAAATATATTTTGATAAATGGGAGAAAGATTACGGCGACGGATTTTATCCACAACTTTCTTATATTGGTGGTTCATATAATGGGCGTAGAACATTCGATTCGACAATTTTAACTTTTAAATGGACATCGGTATATCCTGATTTATGGTCTCAAGTAAGCGGTTCTGCTATCAGTGGTTTAGACGGAGATTATGGATTAGAACTTTTAGTTTCTTTGAACCAAGAATCAGGTATTTCTGCTAGTAGAATTTCTAATTGGGGAGGTCGAATCGTTTATCCGACTAATATGAATACTACCTATAAACTAATGCATACTATAACTAATCCAAGCCATACTAATCCACCCTACACTAATCCATAAACAAAACAATGGGTTGTTTATCTGATTGAATTAGTGCTAATTGTTGTGCGTTTGGCGCATTATCAGCCCTCTTTTCTCTCAATGATCCTTCCAATGTTTTCTTAGCATAAGTATAGAATCCATATCCAACAATGATTCCTACTATAGAACCGACAATGACTTGAGCTATTGTATGATTCTTATATCTGACGCGTTGAATGATAGTATTGAAAGAGAGAAGCAAGAAAAAGGCGCTTATCTTGAAGTTATGTAATGCTCCTATAATATAGGCTGTTGAATAGAATATACCTTCAGCATGTCCTGACGGCATTCCATAAATATGGATTCCACTATGCGGGCTGTTACTTAATAACGGATTGGAGATGGGCGATTTTGTTGCTGGTCTGGCTTCTTTTATTATCCCTTTTAGAACATAATTTATTATCATATTAGTAGCAAATCCTACCAAATAAATGAATAAATATGTTTTAGTTTTATATAATAAAAAGATTGAGATTAAAAAGGCTAAATAGGGGCCATAATAACCCAGGGCGTCGATAAATGATAATGGTGTTATTGCTGTTGCTGCTCTTGCTGTTGCTGCTCTTGCTGTATATGGCATATATATAATATATATTATGTAAATATTTTTGTACATATTTTTTGTTGTGGATTGAATTATGAAATTAACGCATTAACTACCTCGTCTAAATAACGAGTATCCAAACTCATGTCGCTACAATGCCCAATTGAATCTTTGTTATGATTAGTGAGTTTGAAATTTATTTTATCCAAATTTCTATTTACATATTTAATATGCGTATCACGATTTACAAAAGGATCATACTTACAAAAAATATTAATAACTTTTGTATTAGAAGTTTGATTAAAATTGAAACCAGTAACTGCATACATTTCTTCATCTGTAAATTGATGCACTTTTTGTATAATATCTATTAATTGATATGCTCCATTACAATTCCAAAGCCCATTATTATATAGGTTTAAAATTTGTGTAATATCCGCATAATTATAGTGATTACTATAAATATTATGTACTATTTTAAAAAATAAAAGATCTATGCGATATATCCAATTGGTTTGAAAACTAATAACATTATCTCTAACTTGCCATGGCGTATCATACGTAATAATCTTTTTTTCGCATTTTATATCTGCCAATAAATTCATAATATGACTAGCTACCACCCCACCTGAAGAAAACCCCATAATAGTCAAGTCGTCGAATTCCGCAGTTTTATGTAAAGTATGTAAATATTGTGCGACGTCTTCATAAATAATAATACTTGATTTATCTAATTTTTCAAACACTATTATTTCGTAGGTTTTTATAATATCCGCATAATTATTTTGTAAATCAATAATCAGTTTTTTTATATATACATCAAAAGTGGTAACATATGAGCCGGAAATAATTAATAAAATGCGTTTATTAGGTGGTGTATTATTTGGTCTATTGTTATAAATATTCGCAGTATGATTTACGCCGTTTAAATTATATTTATAAATTGATTTATCGAGGACTGGAATAGCCGAATACCAAATATATAACCAAAAATATTGTATTAACATAATGCAAAAATAAAATATTTCAAACATGATATATATTTATGTTGATAAAGGTTTATATTATTTTTACATATTTATTGCCGTTTACATATTTATTGCCGTTTACATATTTATTGCCGTTTACATATTTATTTCCGGCTTTAATATTGGTATAAATTCTCACTTATTAATGTAATGCTCCAATCAAGTCCATTTAAATTCAATAATTGCCCCTTATCATTGTATAATGTAACACGCATTCGTTCAATATTCACTGGTCCAAAATATACCCGCTGATTAGCTTGTAATGTTCCGCCGAAATCTACATATACATCGCCCGTATTCAATCCTCCTCCTTTGACTGGAATGAGCGCAAATGTATCCGTAGTTGTCGGTGACGTTAATCTATAATTATACGTCTTTTCATTGTTTTTAAGTATTTCATTTATACTATATATTTGAGCTTGAGTTAATGTTCTAGGCGCGCTCGGTAATATTTGTTGAGTTGGTGAATATAATGCGGTCATTTTATCGGCATAAGCAATTCCTGATGCTGTTGTTGTTGTTGTTGTTGCTGTTGTTGTTGAGCCTCCTATTATTGACGCGGCGGTTAAAGGACTCGGTTTCATACATGTGTAAGGCATATCTGGGCTGTAATACGACGGCAATTTCAATGTTCTAGATGGTTCAGTTATTCCAATCAAGCCATTATTGATATGATTTTGATTATAATCGTCAATTGCTAAAATCAAATATTTGGGGCCATATAAATCGACTGCGGCTGGCGCGGCATTACCAGGAGGAGGTGCGACTGGAACAAAAGGTAATCGATAACCCATGATCCATCCCATGGTTTGATTAATGGCCAATTGGTGAACACATCCTGTAGAACAAATAAGGGACGCAGTGGGGTCGAAAAACACGATATTTGCGCTTGAATCGGCGATTACTATTGGCGGTAAACTCGCGTCATATGGGCTCGTATAAGTTAAATTATATAAATTTATGGTCATTTTTCCGCTGGCCGAACTAATACTTACTGGATAATTGGATAAAGACGCGTCTGGAATGGTGGAAAATCCTGCTGCTTGAAACGCTGTATTTATTGCTACAGCAAAAGAATCATTATTATAATTTCCAGATTCAATAGATATGTTAATGCCAGGACTACTAACTCCATTTGAATTAGTCGAGTATATTATATTTCCACTACTATCCGTAAAAACTATCCAAAAACAATTCGTTCCATAGAGTGAATCGATAGCATACCAACTAAAAGGGATTTGAAAAGAATATAATTTGAGAGAAAGAGTATTTATTAATGGTTCTGATAAATCTAGGGTATAATCTGTGGATAAATCTGTCTCAACAGAAGATTGTCTATACTGACTATCTAAATTGATGAGTCGTGTGGTAATATTTTCCAGATTTGGATTCAACGTGTCTTGTGCCACGTCGACCATTTTTGTGTTGTTAACACCCAATTGTTCTCGATTCATCGGTAAATGATTATCGTTGTAAACGTCTATCTTCTGTTTGCGTTCAGTAATCTTATCATTTTGAACCTGCGAATCTTGTCTTAATGCTTGATTTTTCCACCAATTATCTGTTTGGCTTTTTGCCGGCTGATATTCTGCTGGTTCATCGCTCGTTTCTAGCTCGTCCACATAATCTAATAATTTGCTTTGTATATCTAAAAAAAAAGTGGTCATATCTGGTCGATTTTCCTTGGTGAATCTATCTATGAAGCTGTTTGTCGTTTCTGTCACATTTTTTTCTGATGGCCGATCTATATCTAAAATGGTTAATAAATCTGAAATAGTATAATTATCTATATTGGTATCAATAGTTGTCATATTATTGAGATTTATTATATATTGAGTTTTATTATTTTATGTTTATACTATTTTTCTGGTTCTAATGTTTTTGGTTCTGATTCTGGTTCTGATTCTGGTTCTGGTTCTGGTTCTATTTCTGTTTCTAATCGTTGGTCTGTTTCTACATCCATTATCTGTGTAAATACTTGTTGAAATATGTTTTTTAATTCTTGATTTATATTTAAATTGTTACACAACTGATGTTTCAACAATTTTTCTGGTAAAATAGTCAAGCCTGATCCTCTTTTTACATGTGTTTTTTCTTTGAATAATATATGATTTAATATGGTAACAAGTCGTGGGTTATATTTCTGAATAGTGTCTCTATCTATTCTAAAATCGCTCTTATAAATGTATCTGTTGTAATTTCTCGTTTCATATACTTTATGGTTCGACCTATTATTATTATTTATAGGTGTAGTGCTACTTTTATCAAACTGAATAGCATTACGAATAAGTCCTACCCCTTCTATTTTATTGGTAGAATTATTCATTTCAATGACAAATACTAATGAATTTCCCCATATTTTTACGGACATTTTTATAGGTGCGCCATAAATACACCCCTTATGATTACTCGTTGAACGATACGAAATGTTTTCTGCCCACGTTTCGTTATTAAACCTTGTTGTAACAATAGGTATTTGTTTTTGTAGCATGGTCATTTATTGAAATAATTATGATTGTATTAAATTATTTCAATTTATTTTTTATTTTTTATTTTTTATTTTTTATTTGTAAGAGAATTAGAATTGTTTGAACAAGGCGGATTTGATTTTATCCTCCAAAATTTGATACCTTGTATGTTCTAGCATTTCGACAAGGGTCGTCCAAGGATTACACGATTGAAAAGCTTCGATTCCCTTTTCGCAAAAATGATTCAACAGCGCAGGACTAAACCCTGAAACCATTGAGACGTTTGGCTGCGATGATAGTGATGGAAACCCGCTAGTAGAACGGAAATTCCAGAAAATAATATGTGGCGGTTTAAACGGCTTACCATGTAGGCGCATTCCCGCTTCTGCGTATTTTTTGCTCATGACATCATATAGGGTGTCCATATTTGGTCCGCCTTCTGATCCACCTGATTGATTAATTTGCATGTCCGATAGAACTGCTAGAATCATATTCTCTACATCCTCTGGTGCCAATTTCTTTTCAATAATGACGTCCAATATCTTATCCAATGCCTTGTAGAAGTTGGTATCATATCCGACCTCGCCATTTCTCAGTGTCTCAATCATATCTATAAAATTATTACAATGTTCTAGATTATGCCAAGTGGGATTTGAACTGAACGACATGATTCTTTTACCTAGGGTGGATTTTTCGGCGATACGACATCCGATTGCTTGAGCGCAATCTCGTGGTTCTCCATCCATAGACCCTGAAAAATCTACCATTGCGATCATGTTATTTAGTGCGCCTGTTTGTGCTGAATTATCGCGCCATTGTGAGTTCAATAGGTCCATTTCTGTTTGATAATCATCGGTAGTAGTGCTTGTACTTGTGGCTCTGCGTTTTCGTTTAATCAATTCTAATGCTTGTGTAGTGAAATTATTCATCCCTACTCGCTTACCCTTGATTTCACATTCACCTGCGGCTGCTTTCTTGATACGGAACTTGAAATTCTCCGCGCATTGAATGCGGTCATCCAAGGTGGTTCTTTGTGTGCCGTCATTGTTGACATTTAAGAAAGCATGCTTTTGCTTACTGATAGTAATAGATGTGGTCTTACTATGGTCGATATCTCTCCAATTATTCGAACATTGCTTGATTTGTGTAGTGTCTAATCGCTTGTTCAAATTGGCGATGAGCTTACGATAATCCATCTTACACTTTAGTGTAGCGCGTTCCATCTGTTGTGGTGTGATTGCGGTTTGTTTATAACTGGAAAAATAAGATTGGGCGAGTTCGTCGAAGATCCAACCGAATTTTGACGATTTTTCACGAGGGGTCCATTTTGCTGCGAGTGAAAGGGTGCTTTGAGGGTCGAGACTATCTTGGCTAATTTGTCCATTCATCAGGGCTAAAGCATGCGCGATTAATGGATGATTTGGATTACGTTGCTTACAATAATTACAGAAATACTTGATGTCCTTCCACGAACCATACGGGTGGACGGATGATGAAACAAATGTTTCTAGTGCGAACTTGGCTAGTTCTGGGAAAAAGTCGAACCATACATAAATCATCATATAGGATAGGGCGTATTCGCCTTTTCCATTAATAATGTCTCTCGTATGTCCAATCATTTTATACAAGGTTATGATAGGTTCAGGTGATATGGATAAGGATATAGATAAGGTAGTTAATAATTGTCTCAGGGTGAATGCTAAGGAATCCATTTTAGAATCGTCGACCGCTCTTACCAATTGAAAACTGAATTGAAGAATTTTCTCTCTTGTATCATTTGACCAAGTATATTCTGGATGTGCGTTTTCACCATATTGTTTAGGTGTGTGTGTAATGAGTGCTGCCATTTGTTAAGGGTTAAGTTAAATTCACGCTATAACTTTAAGTTGTTTTTATAATGGTTTATGATGGTTTATGATGTTTTTATTAGTTTGACGTTTCTTATTGTTTTTTTATGCTTTTCTAAGCTTTTACTAAGTAAATATACTTTTCTGGTTAGACATTTTTGGCGTTTTTTTTGGTCATTTGATGATTCGTCTTCTAGTTTCTCGTTGAAAATGATTAATAATTCGTTCAAATCTTCGAACATAGTAATGGATTTCTTCAATGGTATTGCGTCTATATTTTTTACAGATGTTAGAAACATATTGTCTTTACAATCATCGTTTTTTCCTGGTTTCAGATAAAATTGGACATCTAATGGCTCAACGTCTATATTATATTTTAATATGGATAATACAGAATATCTTACTCCTTTATTAATGCTATTCTTTTTAAGTATTCCAAGAATTTCTTCTCTTGAAATATAATTCGGCTGTTTTAATTTGAGTTTCTCTTCTTTTATTTGAACTATATCATTGTTTAAATTGATAAAAATAGCATGAATTTTTATGTTATGAATATCGTCTTGATAATATTGTTCGTATTCTTTATCTTGTCGATTGAAATCATCTATCCATTTGGTGTCTATTTTATTGTCGTTATTGTCGTTATTGTCGTTATTGTCGTTATTGTCGTTATTGTCGTTATCTTGATCTTTATCTTGGTTCTGGTCCATTCACAATAATAATGTGTTATAAATTCATTATATAATACATTATTGATTTTAACTAATATTACTAAAAGCCGGAGGTTTCTAATAGTCAAAATAATCGTCGATTTCTTCATCAGAATATTGGTCTGAAACATCGATTGGACTCGCATTAGAATATACCTTGTTATATTCATCCAATCCATTCATCTCGAAAAAATAATCTTTTTGTGATTCCCAGGTATCGAGCATTTTATCAAAAATATGGTCTATTCTCTCTTTCTCTTCTTGTATTTTTTGGGTTGAATCCAATTCTTCCATAATAGCTTGTTCTTTGGATGTGGATTTGGTTATTATTATATTGTTATTACTATAAGATAAACAAACCCATCCAGGTTGGATTTTATCTGTTGCGTTTTCAAGAGTAGCTACCTCTTCTAATTTTTCTTTTTGTGCTGCTGCGTTTTCAAGAGTAGCTACCTCTTCTAATTTTTCTTTTTGTGCTGCTGCGTTAGCATAATTTAATTTTGTTGATCTTGTTATTGCTGTTGTTGCTGTTATTAAATCAGGAAAATCATTATCATTAAATTTTACTATCACTTGTTTTTTTGAGACATCATTCATTGGCTTAAAAATATTAGACTTAGACATTTTTTTTGGTAGTAGATTTAGGGTAGGGTAGGGGCTAGAATCGGGTGGTTTGTTTTATAATATATAAGAATAATTTTTTAAGTCATATTTTATTCATATTTTTATTCATATGTTATGCTTTGAATATTTCATAATTATCACAACTTCGGTATAATAAGTGAAAATATGTTTCCAATTCTTCCATTGATGTGTTTGTCATATAATAACATTTCATACGTGAAAAATTAAATTTATCTAAAATTTCCCATAATATTTCTGGTTTTTGTTTATTATCTAGAACTATAAAATCATTGGTTGTGGTGTCGTATAGTTCGCGGATTTTATTTAAACTTTCATCGTCCTTAAACAATTCTACTCCCAAAATACAAAATTGTTTTGTATAATTCAAGTTTACTAATTTATTACAATATTGCGGTTCATAATCACTTCCACGTGTCCATAATCTAACATTATTTTCTAAATATTTGGTATCTTCATATGCGTCTAGTTCTTTCATTCGTTCATGAACTTTATACTTGTCATAACATTGTTTAAATAAATTATTGGGTGATAATCGGTTAATTTCTGAATTGCGAATAAGTGAAAAATTATTATTGCCTTCATTCATATATTGGACATAGCTTGCTTTATGTATTTTCACCATTTTGGTATTTACTGCTGTTCTAATAAGCAACTCGTGATCATCGCAAATGGGTAAAAATTCGCTGAAATTTCCAATTTCACGTAATGTAGTTGCTCGCCATATTCTAGGATGATTTGGAACAGAAATAATATATGATAATGTGATGTTATTAATTTGCGGTGTAATATATACATATCTCCATTTATTCATAATTTTTTCACAATAATAACCCCCGTAACCTTTACATGTAAAATCACCATAATAATAATTATTACCATTTTCATAAATATTGATGAAATCGAAATATACGAATCCAACATCTAGGTCATCTTCAAATACCTTTACTGCGTCTTTTAATGTATCGGGAAGAATCTCGTCGTCGTGATCCAATTCTAAAACATATTTTCCACGGCATAATGAGGTTGCCTCGTTTTTGACATTACCAATATTACCACTATTCTCGCTGCGTTTATATAATCTCACTCGACTATCCTTTTTAAATACTTTTCTTAAATAATTAAAATGCGTATCTGTTGGCGAATCGTCGAGGATTACCCATTCCCAATCTCGATAGGTTTGAAGTTTTATACTATCATATGCGCGATGTATTTTATCATATGAATTATAACAAGTTGTCATTATTGAAAACCCTGGACGTGTTATTTCATGACTTAGTGTGACATTATCCATATAGCAAAAATTCACTGCTGAATTGAATTGATCTAATGGAGGTAAAGTATTATAATGTATCCATCGTTTTCTCATTCTTGGAACGATTATCCTGTTTACATCTTCCAAATATTCAGAATCATCTGGACCTAATGTTATCAATAAATGATAACTAGTATCGAATAATTTTAATAAATGTTCTGTTTTATCTGTAATTATATGAATATTACAATTAAATGAATCTTTATTTATTTCAAAAAAATTATCCATGAGGTTGGCATATTTTTTGTATCGAAATACTATGATATTTGGATACTTCATCTGTTTTTATTTGTTATTGTTGGGATTATTTTAAATCTTTTTATTTGTTATTTGTTTTTATTTGTTATTTGTTTTTATTTGTTCCTTGTTTTATTATTTATAGATTCAAAATGATTTAAAGATGTTTTTTAATATTAAACTATCTCCTAACAGCAAATTGTTTATTCACTATTACCTTAGGTAAAAATCTCACCCTTTATATATATTTACAGGAGATCGCATAAAACAAAAATATGGTAGTAGTATGTTGGTAGAATTTGTTTTCTACCAAATCTTACTACAAGCTATAAGCTAAAGCCTACTATAAATGACAAGTGCTGTCGTTTCTCGTTGTCTTTGGATATGACATTATTTTTTTTCGAGACCAGGTCTGGATTCGAATAAAAACGAGTATAGATTGTAAAAAGGTATAAAAATAAATTATTGGTAATATATAAAATGGATAATAATAATGATGTAGTAAATAGTGTTAGTGATGTAGTAAATAGTGATAGTGATGTAGTAAATAGTGATAGTGATGTAGTAAATAGTGATAGTGATGTAGTAAATAGTGTTAGTGTTAGTGTTAGTGATGTAGTAAATAGTGTTAGTGATGTAGTAAATAGTGTTAGTGATGTAGTAAATAGTGTTAGTGATGTAGTAGATAGTAGCAACAATGTTTTATTAGATATATTAATTGATAATCTGGTGTATCGTATGATGACATACAATGAAGAAGAAGAGTTGACTAATAATTATCCCTATTCATTGTTATTATCTAATTTGAATTATATTTCTTTATTGACAGATTATGAACATAGTTACCTGAATGATTATGTTCATGGCTATAGTTATAACCATGGTTATAATGATAATGAGATATTACATTCAAGTTTATACGAACGAAATCCTATAAAACATGTTATTTCAAATGAAATAAAAGAAAAACTTATTAAAAATATTATCAAATTTCGTGATGCTGTTAATGTAGAAGGACAGAAACTATGTGCTATTACGTATGAGGAATTCGTTGAAGATAGCGATATTATTCAATTGCCTTGTTTTCATTGTTTTTTTGCTCAACCGATTATTACTTGGTTGACTGAGGAATGCTCTAGTTGTCCCGTATGTAAATATAATTTTGATTCTGTAGAAAAAAATAGTGCTGCTAATGCTGGACCATTAGAAGATGATAACGAAATGTTGGGATAAGGGGGACTGCTGGAATCTGGTTGGTATCGTGATTTCTTATTTTTGTATTTGTAATTTGAAATGAAAAAAATAAAATAATAATAAAATAATAATAAAATAATAATAATAAAAATAATGTCATATTATATATGAAATTATTCAATATTAGTCAATTTAGTAATACGTCTGATTATTTGCCTATTCTGAATGGTGTAATTATTACAGATATAATTGTGATTATATTATTACTCGTTGGAATTATAAATTCGAGTGTATTACAAACATGGTATCGTTCTATTTCTTTAAGTGCGGTCATTGCGGATGTCTTGATTATTTTTATTGGAATTATTATTACCAGATTTATCTATCCCTTGTTTTTTTCCGAATATAAAATGTCTTATTTTATTTTTCTAGCTGTATGTGTTCAAGTAATTCATGATGTTTTATTCTATTTATTTGTGAAAGCATTTCCGAGTAAAAAAAGTATTATTATTGATATTTTTCAACGTTATGGTAAAGAAGTGGGATATAAAGCAATTCTTTCTGATAGTATGATGATGATTTCATCAGTCCTTATTGCGTCTTATTTGAAGGGAGAAAGTTTGAATATAAATATTATTACTTTGATTCTTTCTATTTATTTGATTCCATATTTGATTTATTCTGTCTAGTCTAGGCGTGGTTTTTTCTAAATATCATTAAAATCGAATTGTTCATCATCTGCTGCTGCTGTTGTTGTTGTTGTTGTTGTGCCGATTGTCTTATTTGTCGCTTCTTCAATACTTTTCATTAATTTCAAATAATCTTCTTGACGTTCACTTATAAATTCCACATCGTCGCTATTGGTTGATGAGCTCGCATTATCATTCGCAATAAATATAGACCAATCCATAGTTGGAACTCGCGATATTAATCTGTCTTTATCCGGGTCTTGATAAACTTCTAATAAATCACAATTTTCTAATTTATCTTTCTTTTCTGATTCATAATCACGTAATCCTACTAATACCCATTTACCATTTGTAATGGTATTATCGCGCTTTCCTCTTCCTCTGAATTTACCACGAATAAAACATAATCTGGTTATTTTGTCCTGGCATATAACATGACACATTCCGTTCCCCATATTTTTAGTTACTTGGGCGTATAATTCGCCTTCTTCTAATGCTAGACGCGTATTATTTGAATTGACATTATTTGTTGTCGTATATTTTCTTGCTTGTCCTTTATGACCGGAACCACCTTTTACGTTTTTAACCATTCTCTTGCTTTGTTTATGCTTTATATTTGTATTGTTCTTTTTATTTCAATTTTTATTTTTATTATTTTTATTATAATAAAACTGAAACATATTTTTTGTAGAAAATAAAGACAACCGATAAGAATATGAAGCACGTTATTATATATATTGCCTCATTGAAATGCGATATTCAATTCAATATTGGAGAGAACGCAGAAGATAATGACTCTATTATTCGTTTGGCCGAGGCGGATGATTTGTGGTTTCATATTGGAGGTGGCAAACCTTCTTGTCATGTGACTGCGTCTAATGTTATTACTGATAGTAAAAATAGTAAAGATAGTAAAAAAGGGTTGAAATATATTATTACACAGGGAGCAGTTTTGTGTAAATCCATGTCGAAATATAAGTCTGATAAAAATGTTGAAATTGTCTATACTTTTGTAAAAAATGTGTGTTGTTCTGAAATTCCCGGTCGTGTTACGTTGTCAAATTATAAGACGATTATTATCTAGGGGTGAGGGGTGAGGGGTAGGTGGTTTGTGTTGCTCTAGTATTTCACTTGGCATGCGGTCATGATTTCTAGGATATCTGATAGAGGTTCATATAAACTATTTTGTTTGAAATCATTATAAAAGTTTGTCCATGTTCTTATCGATTCTATCGCTTGGATACTTTTGTCTTGAACTTGTTTTTTCTGTTCATCCGGCTCATAATTGAACCTGGTATAAAACTGATCTTCCAAATAAATGTCTGGAAAATCGACTTTTTTATTTGTATGATCTAAAATACCTTTGAATGCTTGGATTCTTTTTAACCAAATGGGAGAGAAAGACGCATAATATAGCCAGTTATACCAGTAAATGTCGTTAAGGGACGGCGAAGGAGTATTTCTCTCTAATTTGAATAGACTTAAGAAGTTTCCTTCATCAATACTTGCTATACAGGCCATAGGAAGAATCTTATGTGCGTATATTTTTGCTGGCGTATCTATGTAAATATTGTTATACTTTTCTATTTCGCCTTTTTCTATGTTCATATATAAATTTTTTCCCATTTTCAATCCTTTTTGTTGTGCGCAATAATACATTATTATTGATAATAAGGTAGTTCGATTACTTACGCTTTTGACTTCTTTTGTTAGGAGTTTCCATTTTTTTTGTATTGTGGCGGATGCTAATTTCATTTTTGTAGAGATCCCTTTGAAATGATCGAGTGCGATATTTAATAGAATGTGTAAATTAGACGCTGAACATTTACGTAATATATAATCGGCGATGTTTACATAATCGTTTGTTTCTAAGTAGCCGATAAATTGGTCTATTGAATCATCATCTGATGCGCTGTCTGTTTTTGCGAATATGTTTGCGGTTTGTCTTAGCATAAATACATCTAAATTATATGGGCGGATCAAAAAGTCGTTGATGATTGTGCTAATAATTTTATCTTTATCTTCCGTTTTCTCTCTATTTATTAAGTCGTCGTCGTCATCATCAACATCAACATCAACCTCAACCTCAACCTCAACCTCAACATCTATTTCTTCAACTTTTAATCGATCCTCTTTTAACCGATCCTCTTTTAACCGATCCTCTTTTAACCGATCCTCTTTTAGCCAATCCTTTTGTTTTTTTATTAAATAATCTTTAAACGAGAAATTCAAAGTCGCATAAAAATCGAAATAAATCTGCCATATCAATTCGAATAATTCTAGTTCAAATCCTGAATAGTATAATTCATATGCCCAGAATATACTGACTGGATTTTTAGTCAAGAGAGAAACCAGTAATGCTAATTTTACTTCATCTTTCAAATATAAATATCTTGTCAATATTACTTTAGAGGGTTTTTCTATATTTTCTTTTTCGTTCATTTTTGATTGAATAATTATGGAGCATGCGTTACCCATTTTTTGATTAGTTGATTGGTTAAATAAACATAATTTATATTTTAAATTCAATTTTATTTTTTTTGTTTTATTTTTGTTTATGTTTATGTATGTTTTTGTTTTTGTTTTTGTCTATGCTAATTATATAAGATGACTGCGTGGACTGATTTTGTTAAGAAAACCTATGATGCTGGGCATGCCAAAGACTCCAATTATAAATTAAAGGATGCTATGAGAGATGCGTCAAAAACATATAAGAAGCAAAAGAGTGCTGCTGCTCCTGCTGCTGTTGAGGCTACTGCTGATGCTGCTGTCCCTGCTGATAAGAAGAGTAGAAAGAGCAGAAAGAGCAGGAAATCAAAGAAGAAGAAGTGTACGTTGGTTTGTAAAGGTGGCAAGAGAAAGAAGAGTAGACGTGCTAGAAAATAAAATCCTCCATTATTGTGAGAGTTTTTCCTGCGCTATTCCTTTGTTCTCCCTTTATTTGAATATTCTGAATCAATAATAGAGAGAAATTAGTTATATATTTTTTCAAATTTTCTGGGACCTCTTCTTCATCCTCCAATTGCTGAAGTTGTAGAAGATAAATCATACTTAAACTATAATTGTCCCAAGTATTGCTTTTTTTCAGCAATTCTTTAATAATATACTCTTTTGGCTTATTTATAAAAGGACGAAGAGAGAGAATGACTTGTTCTTTATATTGTTCTTTTGTTTGTTTTATTTTTGTTAATATAAAGACTGGGTATAGGGTTGTAAAATCTTCAGCAATATGCTCTATATTTGTCAGTGATAATGTGGTCTGATTTGTTAAATAACTTATGACATATACTTCCAGAGGTTGATTATAAAAGATTGGTTCGTTTGTACTAGGCTTGGGTATGAATTGGAAAAATAGATTACTTATTCTCTCTTCATTCAAAGATGGAAAGTGAAAAGAATGACTAAAGTTTGATATTAGCGGTTGATTATTCTTGTTTAATTGGATATTTGAGGGGATGAGATTTAAATGGACGAGGTTGTGATTGTTTAGTATTTGAATAGTATTTAATAAATAAGTATAATTATTTATCATATTAAATAGAGTGGATTTGGAAGAATGAGTAGAATAGGTAGAATGAGTGGATTTATTTGTTGTCATCAAAATCATTTTCTTTTTATCATTATTTGGTTCAAAATACCCTACATCCATTTGCGTTTTTACTGCGTATGAATATGTTAATATTGGATTGAAATATAAAAAATAATTGGGGATTTTCATAATATGATGTTGTGAAATAGTAATTTCATTGATTGAAAAAAAATCGTAAGGTTTGATGGTTGTTATTGTTTTTGTTTTAGTTGTTTTAGTTGTTATTGTTGGGTTTTCTGGCCGTATAAATCTATAGAAAATACATTTATTTTGTTTTGTTTTTCTTTGTGACATGATTTATATTTGATTATGTTTTTTTTTAAAACGAATAACTTATTAATTTGATTCTTCAATTGCTCCTGCTGCCGCTTGTCTATAGATAAAATACCGGTTTTTGTATGTTTTTTTGATTTTCTCTCTAATCGTTTCTGAATCTTTCATTCCTTGTTCTATCAAATTAGAAATACATGTTTTCAATAATTCCATATTACAATTACAGAAATCCGAAAATCCATCGGATGGTTTGTAATTATTGGTTCGAATATTTCTAGAAATATGGGTATCCATTTCATCTAGCATTTCTTTTTTAATACAAACATAATGTTTGCGTTGTTGGTGTGTGGATAGTTCCGTTTTTTTAGTGCTCTTTTTTCGGAAATAATATCTGCCGCTTTTGAACATTTTATCTACTATATCGCCTTTGTATCCTAAATCGGTAAGTCGTGTTACTTCGCTACCGACTAATTCCTCATTATCGATTACCCATTGTAGCCACGCTTCTTTAAAACTTTTTCTGTCGTCGTATTGATGGATTTTGGAGAATTGATAGAGATGATCCATGAATTCTTGGGTGAATTTATACCTGAAAATAGCAATGTTTAATGGATCATGATTTGGTTCATTTGAATCATTTTGCTCATTGTTCTGATTAAATTGGTCCTCATCATCCATCCTGCTGCTATCATAAGAATCTCTTCTATTTTCATGATTAGTTGTTCTATTGCTACTATTATTGCTACTACTATTGCTGAACAAACTATCAGAAAACATTGGAGTTGTGTTAGTTTCAACATTTGACATTTTATAAGGGGATTGGAGAGAGGGTTTGGGTGGGGGGGGGGGGAAAGTTATTTATAATTAACTTTATGATGATTAAATTATTTCAATTTTTTTAGTATTATAAATATAATCTATTATGTTATAATACATTATAATGTCTATTGTTGGTCTCAATTATCCTACCACTTTTATGCTTTCATCTCAAGTTTATCGTGATATGTGTAATCAAGACGATCAATCTTATCGAAATATAGTGACTATTAATCTGATGCCTGCGGGACCCCTTGCTCGATTCGTTCGTAGAATACAATTGCCTTATTTATCTCCCTTTCAATTTGGTGGAAGTGGAGGTGATTATAGCGGGCTGAGTAGTGTTGGTAAACAATGTGTATTAGCACTGATTTCTTTACGTGGCATCGGTTCTAGTAAGGGTTATGGACAGGGTAATCGTAATAATGGCCTTATGGATGTATCAGAAGTTCCTGATTTGTTCTCCTTTTTATTATCCAATGGATATAAGATTGATACGAGTTTAACTAAAATGATGAATTCTAATGATATTTTTGGTAGTGGTAGTGGTGTTGGTGTGAGTAGTATAGCGTTTATTACGTATACCGGCTAATTAGTTAACGGCTCTGCGGCTAGGAGCATTTTTTCTTTGTATAAATTCATTCAATAATCGCATAAATTTCGCAGTGCTCAACAACTTTCTCGCCTTTCCTTTATTACAACGAACTTCTTTCAACAATTCTGAAATAAATTGTGCGTTCATGTTACACATATACTTTCCAAACCCTTCACATGGAACGCCGTTTGCCATAATAACATCCGTAAAATAATTGTCGGTTGTGATGTGGTAATATTCATACTTATCATCACCATCATCTAATTCTGTTTGCTTGAATCGGTCTCCCAAATCTTTCACTGCGACAAACTTATTTCCAATCAATATCTCATGACAAGGGGATAAATATAAATCCTTAATACATTTATACGATGAATCAATCTGTGTTCCTTTTGGAATAATATATGGGTGTGTATTTTGATTTCTCTCACACACAAATGTGGATACATCAAATACATTCATTTCTTTACCGAGATGATTGATTAATTTATCCGATTGGCTTAACATTTCGACCGCAACATATCCGCGTTTAGATGTAAGAATTTGACTACCTTTCAAAAAACAAACCACCCTAGGTAACACCACTTGAATTGTAAAAGTGTTTGCTAAAGAGTGTGTCCATGAATTGTATGTAGCTGGAAGCACGCTGCTTGGAACAATAATAGTTGATAATGATGATCCGGCAAATGCGTTCACATCAATCAATGAGCCAGTGCCAATATTAGTTTTACTTAAATCAAGTGTAGTTAATGATGTGCATCCATAAAACGCAGATGTCGATATAGTAGTAAGATTGGTCGCAATTGACATAACTACCGATGATAATGAGGTACATTCATTAAACGCATATTGTCCAATAGATGTGACCTGACTAGAAATAGTTATTGTAGTTAACGCGGTATTTCCACTAAATGAATAATCTCCAATTTGAGTACCAGCCATTAATATATATATATTAACTAAATAATAACTACAAAATATTTAATTACATCTTTGTCTTATTTTTCATCTTTTTTCATTTTTGTATAAATGATAAAAGATAACACTATTTTATTACACGTTTATGTGTAAAACATAATTATAGTTTTGCCTGAGTCATCGCCGTACAATTAGCAAAGGCATACTTACCAATATTAACTCCACTAGTCAATGTAATGGCTTTCAACGCCGTTCCGGCCAACGCATTTGCGCCAATAGTAGTTACTGATGGCGGAATGCTGATTGTTGATAATGAAGAGCAGCCATTAAATGAATTCGCACTAATACTAGCCAATGTTGCTGGTAATGCCACTTGCGCCAATGAGGTACATCCTGAAAAAGCACTCGCCGGAATACTGGTTATGCCAGTAGCAGCAGCTAAATTTACACTTTTTACTTGCGTGTTTGCTAGTGCGCCAGCTGACAATGTGGTGTTTGCGCCTGCCGTTACAACATTTACCGCTGAGCTCACTGCGCCAGCAGAAATAGCGCCACTTAATGTGACTGATGGTGCGGTATAAGCCGGTGTAGGAATAGTAATAGAAACTGATGCGCTTACACCATTTACTAATCCCGAATTAATAGCTCTAAAATATATAAGTTGTGATGCTCCTGGAGTTAATCCTACTATTGATGGAATATGTGTAAATGACCCGCTGCTAGTTAATGTAGAACTTAATGTTGTCCAAGCTGCTGACACGTCTGTTGTCCATTGATAATGGGTAGTAGTAGACCCGTTACTAGCACCGGCAGTGACTGCTATAGTAATGCCAGTCGCACTAAGGGTTGGTGCGGGAGGAGGGGTATAAATAGAAACGGATACTGGTCCTGCTGAAGAACTAGTGCCCGCACTATTAACGGCTCTTAATAAAACAGAATATGTTCCGCCAGCTAAAAATGAAAAATCTAATGGAGATGCTGCGTCTACAGGACTGAATGCTGTCCATGTTGTTCCACTATTGGTAGAATATTGATAATTGGTTACTGACGCATCCGAATTGGTGAATGAAACCTGGGTTCCAGAAACGGATAGGCCGGTAGGGGCTGATGGAGGGGATGGGGGAGCTGCTTGACCCGAATAACCGCTACTTGCGATGGCAGTATGATCTGATTGTCCTATTCTAGTGTCAATATCCCCAATACCTTGCCAATTTATTCCGTCAGAAGATATGGCCGCACCAAAAGCAGGCCAAGATCCAGAACCACACGCAATCCACGAAGTACCATTCCATATAACATTTTCACCCATGGTACTAAACATTGTTGTATTAGCCGGGGTCGTGGTAATTGCGTTCCATGTTAAACCTCGATCTGACGAATAAGCGATATTATTATATGTATTTGCTGCCATACCCGTAGCAACAATCATACCAGCTGGATTTATTGCCATATAATGAACTTCTTGATTGACCTGGCAAGACACCGCATTAAGAACTATTGTGGAAAATGGTGAACTAAATCCCGAGCTAATATATAATGATGATAATTGCGGGGATTCATATTGGCCCCATTTTGTTCCTATTAACCAGTTACTTCCATTCCATAATATAGAGGATATTCTTATACCGCGAACATTGGCATTCGAAAATGTAGAGCAAGATACTGCCGACCAGTTAATACCATCTGCAGAATATGCTAAATTAGTAGTACCAGTATATTCTTGACCGCATCCTGCTAAAAAATACGTCCCATTATAACCAATGGCAGTTACGCAACCCGAACCACTTCCCTGACAATTACCAAATATACTTTTGATAGAATTTGCCGGACTCCAGGTAATTCCATTAGTAGAATAGTATATAGCGGCGTTTCCAGTAGGATTATCCTGGTGCCAACCACCCCATAAATAAATTGACGAATTATTCGGTAATGTAGCATATATAATAGCAGACTCATTCACAAGGCCAGTATATGGTCTATTTGTACATTGTGTCCATGAAGAGCTAGTAGGTAAAGCAGATCCGGAAGAATAGTATAAAAGACCATTTCCAGCTATACAAACCCATTTATCCCCACTCCACAATATTCTACCCATACCAGAAGTTGTCGGTGAAGACCCTAGAGTAAACGTGCTAGAAGATGATACAGGTTCTAGGCAATAAGCATATTGACCACCATACCCAGATGTATTTCCACTAATAATTGTATATGTGCTCATTATAATATTTAATTATATAATATAATATACAAATATATTAATTTCATTTTAAAATGGGACAACCCTTCTCCGTAGGAGGTTGTCTTTTAACTCATTTTTATGCCCGTTTTGTAATTTTATAACTTACTAAATAATACGTTTTTTTAACGCAGATCGGGGGATCATGATTGAAAAAATAAGCTTATATAATATAGTTTCAATAAAAAAATATATAAACAAATCCGGCGTTTAATACGTAGTAAAAAGGTGTAAAAAAATGCAAGACTCCATTTATCTTTATTCTAGAGGCGATCGTTTAGGCAGCCATATTATCCAATATTTGTCTATTATTATTTACGCATTTTATAACAATTTATATATAGTTTATGAACCCGAAAAGGTAAATTATAACAACGAGTATGAATATGAAAATGTAAAATACAATAAAAGTTGTATAGTTAAAGCTATATTAAAATGGATTGATAATCATAACAAAAAGTTTCCCAATAAAAATTATCTAGAACAATATAAAAATATTCATGCTATGGAATATTTATTAGATTTTGAAACGAAATTTGATCCCAACTCATACTTTTATAGTTGCGATTTATTAATAATTACAACACAGGTATTATATAATATTCACACAGATTTGATTAGTTATTTTAAGAAATATATTTGTAAAGATATGCGAAAATATATAAGACAATGTATTGATGATTTTGTTTTACCATATAATCCTGAAAAAAGTATTTTGGTTCATTTAAGATTAGGAGATGTAAAAGATAGAGAAGATTATGATGGGTCTATTTGTGGTAATCATTACAAGCATAGAATAGATAATGATTATCAAAGCATACAAGGTATTACGTTGGCGGTAGGTTATTCTAATAGACAAACGCCCTTGGCAAAACACAAGGTGGAGTTGGCTATACATCAGGCAAAACAAAAATATCCTGAACACGAGGTGATCATTGTCACTGCGCCAGGGGATTATGAGATAGATTATCCCTATAGATGTATTCGCAGCAATGACGAGAATTATGACATGTTCTTGTTATGTAATGCGGATGTTCTTATTTTGTCGAGAAGCACATTTTCGTTATCTGCCGCATTTTTAGGATCGGCTAGAGAAGTGTGGTCTCCATTATGGGGTCATTTTATTTGTACGGGCATCGGCACAAAATATGACAATAGCAAGTTTAATTATTTTTTTTAATTTCTTTTAATTTTTTACACCTTTTTACATTTCAAATGCCGATTGTAATAATGCGTCCTTCACGATTGCACTCTCAATGGAAAAAGTTGGACCATCGTAGACGAAATTCCTACTATTGATTTTACATTTTTTCTTATTTTTTTGCCCTGTAAAGTGGGCGTTTGAAATGAGAAAAGATGTAATATGTTTATAATGTAAAATATCCTTTATCATATATCAAAGACACAAATTTACTAAATCCTGAAATACCATTAAAAGCATAGCAATACATTTTATCACATTTACTCATTATAAAAAAATCAATCATAGTATCAGTTACTGCTTCATTAGTATTAATTTTATGATTTAAATAACCAATATGTATTTTTTTATTATCCCAATAAAATAATCCAGGATTTTGTCTTTTAAATTCTGCTGATATAGCTGATGAATCTGATAATAAAATAAATTGTTCGTCGGGATTATTTTTTAATAGATTTTGTATTTTTTCATTAAAAGTGTTAAATATATCATTGTCAAACGTGTCATTAGTAATAAGAAAAACATCACCTAATCTTAAATGTATGATGGAGTATTTTTTATTTAAATCTATATTTAAATTTTCGTATACTCTTTTTAAATAATTAGTTGTAATTTCATTAGGTGTAAATATTTGTTGAAGAAATTTTTTACAATCTAATGGTATTTCACCAAAATTTTCCATATGATCACTCTGATTTTTTGTGTAAAAAGCATTTGTCATAATACAAAATGACTTATTTTTTAAAAATAGTTTATGTAGTTCTGTATCAATATAATCATAGGTAAAAGGGGGTAATAATTCATATGTGTCATTTATTAAATCGTTTTTTATAATTTTATCATTTTTTAATAAATTATTAAATATTTCATGACTATCATCTAAATATAAGTCATAATTATATAATTTTGAATAATTAAATAAAGCAATAGTTCCTCTTATAAAATCTCCTAATCCTGGAGGGGCAAACGAATTAGATTTACAAATTTTCACATATTTATGTATACAATATTTTTTTGATTCTATTAATTGGTAAACATTATACATATTTCCTCTGAATAAAGTTATCCATAAAGAACAATTTCCCGTATTACACACTATGTATTTACATTTGGACATTATCATCGTGATTGCGAGATAATATTGTGAATAATACAAATTATTATTCGGACTTATTTTATCAACAGATAAGTTATCATGTTTATTTATAACTCTAATTTCATCCTTAAAATAAAATGAATTATTTGGAAATTCTTGTGTCATTCTATCAATAAATTCTTTTTCATCACTTTGAATCAGAAATCGTATATTATTATTATTGTTGTATAATGATCTAGCTTTTATAATATATTCTTCATAACTAGGTAATGTTGTTTCTGTTATCTTATCATTTCCTCTTAAAAATAAAACGCATATATTTTCATAACTATCAATATTATATTTATTTTCTATAAATTTTATATTATTTTTAATATTATCCGATGGACTAAAATATTTATGGATGAAAGGTGTCAAATCACTGAAATTTAATTTTGAATAATCTATGAATTGATATCGTTCTCTGAAATCTATTGGATGATCATACAGGACATCAAGATCTAAATTGTTAGAAAAATATTCGCCAGTTATATCATTCATATTAGTTCCTGATTTATATAATTCAAATTGTTTTGAACTATCCACAAATATTGGTAGTTTTTTTACTGCGTTAAAATATAAAACAAGATCAAATAATCTTAATGTACAATTACTAAAAAATCCTTCCCCTGGTTGAACAACTAATATTTCATTATCAATATCTTGTTTAATTAAATATATATTATCACAAATAGTATCATACCTTTGTATTAAATTTATATAAAATCCTGCTTCCAAACGATTAGCTCCAAAAAAATTTTCTTTTAATAAACAATGACACGAAAAATGCGAGCATATTTCATTATCCCCAACAGGCAATCCTAATTTATAACAACCAATTGTAAAATAAACATCTTCAGCATCTGTTAATAAACTTTGCGAATTCTGTGTAGATTTATCAGTTCCAAATGTATCTATAATCTTTATCATATCTAATCTTTTTCTTAACGAGAGACCACCTTGAAAATTGTTATATCGTGGATGTATATTTTCACGTGTTAATTCAGGCCATGTGTATGATTGATTTGCACCAATATAACTTTTATTTAAGCCTATATAAAAGTCTATAGTGTGAGGTTCTTGATTCATAATCATACTATTTATTGTAAATAGCAATACATAATCACCATATAAGGTTTCCCATAATTCTTTTGATTTTAAAAAATCCCAATATTCAAAACATGAAAAACTGGTTGAATTTAATTCTCTAATCTCAATGTCTTCATTTTTCAATAAATCAATCCACGTATTTTTTAATCCTTTTCCACAATAAAAAACAATTTTCCAGTTTTGTTTATCTAGTTTTTTGTAATAATCATTTATTACAAATGGTAAGTGCTTACGAAAATTAGGCTCAACAATTAAGGCCGTGTTTTTATTATTGCTACTTTTAAAATAGTTATTTTGAATTGTATTTTCCATATTTTCAAAATTTTGAATATCATTTATAAATGATTTTACTATATGTTCTTTATTAAAAAGTATAATATCATCCCATTGTTCTCTTACTAAATGTAATGTGTTTTTTGCCCAATCTATTTCTTCAATACCATAAGCAACTCCATATAATCTATCAATTCCTTTATATTTCATATAATCAGCAGTACCATAACTATTATACCAATCTGTGCGTGTTTTTTCTTTAACTTTATAAACAACTGAAATACAACCACACAAAGCTGCAATAATAGTTAAAAACGTACAAGCATCATAAGATATAAATAATTCATTATTATTAAATATTTGTATATGGTCTTCTGGCGTATGGTCACGTGTAATTTCAAACGAATCGTTTGCGTGAATTGAAACTATATCAGATTTATGCGTATGTGTTTTTCTAAATGTATGACAATGTCCTTGTCTAATGTTTAAATTATTATTTTTAATATTTGGATTTAAATAAATAGCTGTTAGCATTTTATAAATGTTCCCCCTTTTTTCTGGTTGTAGAGACATTTTTACTTCTGAATTAAAATAATAAACTAGTTCATTTTTTCCCCAGGTATTTACCCTTTCATATGGAACATTTTGACCTAATTCACTTAACATCCATCTGACAACATTTTTCGCATTTAATGGATTTCCAGTAATTCCTTCACAATAAATAACAATAGTATTATCATCTATAGGAAAATCATCATTATAATAATTATCAAATAAACTATTTGGAGTTATTCCATGTTTATGATACATTTTAACAGATTGTCCTAATTCTTTAAGTAATTGAGCTAAATAATAATGAACTATTGTTCCACCATCAAATAAACAAAATCCATTATGAGGATAAATTAATATATTTTTGGTATATCCATTTTCAACTAGTTGTTTCAAACTATCATCTTTAATAGTGGCTAAGTTGGTATAATTGATAAAATATTTCAAATCTCTTATATTTTCATTAGATTGTGTCGAAACATCTCCGCGTGTCATTTTAATATTCTGAAAATATTCCAGCGACTGAATACGATAATGATTCAATCTAATTTTATTATCATTAAAAGTCTCTGTTTCTAATACTTTTTTTTGTAATGATCCCGGATGTACCAGCCAATGAATCCATATTTCAGAACTATCCGTTATTGCTTTTGGTTTAAAAATATATTTGGTACCATTTTCAATATCTTCTTCTCTATGTATAATTGAGGTCCTTATATCTTTTGGATGTTCAATTAAATAATCACTGCCATAAAAGAATGAGTTTGTATAAATTACATTATAACTATCAAAATCATCGTTTAAAACACTACTAAGTTTCATGGTTGTTCCAAAAAAGAACTCATCTAAGTCACAAATACATAACCATTTTGTTTTTTCCTTTAATTTTTCGTTATCAAATACATATCTATAATGTTGTGGCTGTTGATGTTTTTCTTGTCTATTATAATAAGTAACTAGACCTTTATCGATATACTCATCTAAAATATTCAAAGGATCATCTGTGCTTCCATTATCAATAAGATAAAAATGATCGACCCCTTGCCATAAATAATGTTCTAACCACATTCGTAAATTCATGGTTTCATTTTTAAATATAGCCATGACGCATAAATTATACTGCTCTAGTTGTTTGGGTGATTCATCAATATATAATTTTCTATTTTTAAAATCAATATAAATGTCGTGATCGCGTTCAATAGTATAATTGTTTTCTTTGGGTTCGTTTTCGTCTTGTTCGCATGTAATGAATATTTTTTTATATGAACCATAAGAAGGATCGCCAAATATGGATGCCCTAGATTCATCTTGTTTCGGAATATGCGATATACCTTGTTTTGTTGTTCTTTTTGATAGCACATCAGTTATGTCTATCTTATTCGTGTCAATCCCATATTCGATTTTAAAGTTTTTGGATAACATGAGATGGAACGATAATATTATATATAAATATTTAGATTCATATATAAATACGCACAATAAATATATCTAAATAATTAAGAAGATACTTAAAAAATAAGTATACACCGATGAAGATTTAAAATGGGACAACCCTCCTATTGAGGTTTGCTTTTTAATTCATTTATCGGTAACGTTGCCCTTAAACAAATAAATAGGACGCTTAAAAGCGTCCTATTTATTTGTTTAATGGTGTAAAGATACTTAAAAATATAAATATATATAATAATGGTGTAAAGATACTTAAAAATATAAATATATATAAAATACGAACTAATGAGTAAAAAAATTTGGTATGCTCCAAATCAAAAGGAAGCTTATGGAGAAGCCGAAATTAAAGCAGTAGTTGATTGTTTGAATGATGGATGGTTGGCTGGTTTTGGACCACGAACAATTGAATTTGAAAATAAAGTATCAGAATTATTTGGAAAAAAACATGGACTATTTGTAAATAGTGGTTCTTCAGCAATTTTATTGGGATTAAACGCATTGAATTTAGAACCTGGAACAGAAGTTATTACACCTGCGTGTACCTTTTCCACAACATTAGCTCCTATTATTCAAAGTGGTTTAAAGCCAGTTTTTTGCGATGTAGAAATTGGAACATATGTTCCAACACCTGACCAAGTGTGTGAAAAAATTACTGAAAAAACTAAAGTAATTTTGATTCCAAATTTAGTCGGTTCAAAACCAGACTGGGCAGAAATTAGAAAAAGAACAAACTTAATATTATTTGAAGATTCTGCTGATACTATTACTTTAACTCCAGAAACTGATATTTCTATTACAAGTTTTTATTCAAGTCATTTAATAACTGCGTGTGGTTCTGGGGGAATGGTAATGTTTAATGACGAAAAATTGTTAAAAAGAGCTACGATGTTCAGAGATTGGGGACGAATTGGAGATAATTTAGAAGATATAAAATCCCGTTTTGAATTTTGTGTAGATGGAATTCCGTATGATTATAAATTTTTATATGGAGCAGTTGGATATAATATGAAATCTTCAGAAGTTAACGCAGCATTTGGATTGGTCCAAATATCTAGAATTGAAGAGATCAGAGAGAAAAGAAAAGCAGTATTTAACAGATATATAGAAAATTTAAAGGATGTTACCGAACTTGTCTTGCCAATAAATACATTTAATAGTGACTGGTTGGCTATAGCATTTATGACATCTAGACGTTTAGAACTTTTAACATTTTTGGAAGAAAATAATATTCAAACCAGGGTGTGTTTTGCTGGAAATGTTACAAGACATCCTGCGTATCGTGAATATTTGGAAGTTTTTCCAAATTCAGACCGCATAATGGCGGAAGGATTTTTATTAGGAGCACATCATGGGATGGTTGTTGAAGACGTTGATTATGTCTGTTCTAAAATTAAGGAATTTTTTACATCTTTCAGCGTTTGAAATGGAAAAAGATGTAATCAATAATAACTTTATTTAGGATTTATAAGATTTTTGGAAGAGGGAAACTTGGCATGAATTATTTTTATTCGATACCATATATAGTGTCGAATAAAAACGTATCACCCTCAAGAAATCAATAAGGATTTTTTTGGGATATAATGATTAAATATTCTAAGATGAATTATTGTAATTATTTTTTATACAAAATGTTTTAAATTTTGTTCCATCAGCATTTCCTTCATGATGATAACCAGCTATTTCTTCTTTTATAAATTCATAAGTAAATTCACGAGATTCTGAAAACTTTTCTATAAATTCAACAAGTGACAAATTTTCATCTCCAACAAAATTAAAAACCTCAAAATAATTCGGCATGTTATTAATAATAAAAACTATACGTTTCGCCATTTCTAATATATCTAACCATCGTTTTTTTGTTTTGTTGCTAATGATAAAATGAGGAGTTTTTTCATTTTCAAATTTTTGTTTTATAATTGACGGAAACCTTTCTTTTTGACAATAAGGACCATATGTATTTAATAATCTGATTGAAGTTGTACAAATTCCATATGTGTGAAAATAAGCTGAACACATATGCTCACATGCCACTTTTGACGCACCATACATATTATAAGATTTTAATAAATCAGTTTCAGATGACGTATCTGTTGCGTAACCATATACTTCACAACTGCTTAAAAATATAAATTTTTTTATATCATTTTTACGTGCAAATTCTAATAAATTAAATGTATATAAAATATTATCGTTTATACCATTTTCTGGATTTGATATGCATGATTTTGACGAAGGATCGCCACCGGCATGTATTATAACATCAATTTTTGTTGTAATAGTATCTAGATCTGTATATTTTTTAATATTATCTGGTATATTATTATCATTTTTATGTATTAAACACACAACTTCCCAATTTGTATTATTAATAATTTCATCAATAATATTGCGACCAACAAATCCATTACCACCAGTTAGCAATACTATCATAATTGCAATAATAACATTAGTTAATGTTCTGTTTTTATATTATATTTACCGCGAATAAATATTATATCAAAATTTGAATATTTGAATGTGTAAAAATAAAAAGGTCTAATGCGTTAGAAACATATATATATTGTATACATAAATTATATATGAAAAACGTTGATGAGATTATGGTAAATAATAATTTACAAAATAATTTACAAAATATAGTTCTTCACAAAGATATTTATTGGCCGATAAAAGATAGTGGTGGAAACGTTAGTGCGGATTTTGCTCCTACCGGAAGCACATGTTATAAATTAATGAATGATTTTCCAGACGTCCCTAATAAAATTTCTAACTTTGTTAAAAATAAAGATGTAGTTTTACAAGCTGGTGGAAATGTGGGGTTTTATGTTAAAAAATATGCAGAACTTTTTAATAGAGTTTATACATTTGAACCAGAACCTTTATCGTTTTTTTGTCTGAATCTTAATGTTACCAACCCAAATGTTACTAAAATTCAAGCGTGTTTAGGAAACACCCATGAATGTGTGAATTTATACAATGCTTGTGACACATCATTGGGTCATGGTGGGTCTCATGTAACTGGACCAGGAACTACTCCGACATTAATGATTGATGATCTTAATTTACAAATTTGCGATTTAATACATTTAGATATTGAAGGATATGAAGAAAAGGCTTTATTAGGAGGAATTGAAACTATTAAACGTTGCAAACCGGTTATAGCTTTAGAATATTATGAACCATGGTGTGATAGATATGGAACAAATCTAAATAACATAGAAAATTTGCTATTTTCTCTTGAATACAAATATGTGACAGAAGTTCAAGGAGACAGGGTTTATACACCAAATGATTATTAATCTTTATAACCTCAAGAAAATCTGCAGGATTTTCTCGAGGGTTACTCGTTTTTATTCGAGACCGATATGGTCTCGAATAAAAATAATGTCATACCTAACGCAACGGGAAATTACTACTCAAAGAGTGGTCTTTCCAGTAGAGCTTGTAGGTTAATTTATATTTGTTTCGCACCAATAATAATAGATGGATATATCCTTTATCTTTGAAAAAATATAATAAGATTAAACGTATTAGATTTAACCTTATTAAATAATATATGTTTCACGACCTAACATTAAGAGACGGATCACACGCAATTGCGCATCAACTAACTGAAGAAATGATTGAAGAATATTGTATATTTGCTGAAGATGCTGGTATAGAAGTAATTGAAGTTGGTCATGGTAATGGTTTAGGAGCATCATCAATACTTATTGGTGAATCGTTATTAACAGATTTTGATATGATTACCATTGCCAAAAGACATTTAAAAAAAACAAAATTATCCGTTCATATTATTCCAGGGCTCGCAACAATTACTCGTGATATTGATCCAGCAATAGAATTAGGTGTAGATATATTCCGAATAGCAAGTCACTGCACAGAAGCATCTTTAACAAAAACACATATTGAATATTTGGTAAATAAAGGGAAAAATGTATATGGTGTTTTAATGATGTCTGCTAGTTGTTCGGTTGAAACATTATATAATGAAGCTAATAAAATGAAGTCATATGGAGCAATGGCTATTATAATTATGGATTCATCAGGTTCTTATAAACCAATAGATGTTTCAGAAAGAATTAAAGCTCTAACAAAATTAGAATTACCTATTGGATTTCACGGACATAATAATTTATATTTAGCTGTTGCGAATTCATTGGCTGCTATAGAAAGTGGTGCTTCTATAATAGATGTAACACTTCGCGGATTTGGTGCTGGCGCAGGAAATACACCATTAGAAATTATGATATTTTTACAAGAATCAAAATCTATAGATAAAAATAAAGTATTAGAATATTGTGATAAATTCAAACTTCATACACCATTATGTAAGCCAATTAATATTTTAACATCAAAATTTAAACTTTTTGGTGGATTTGAAAAACATATATTAACAGCGTGTGCAAAATACAATATTTCATACATAAAACTTATAGAAGAAATTGGAAAACAAGAGTTAGTTGCTGGACAAGAAGATTTTATATATATAATTGCTAATTCCTTACAATCATCTCAGATTTCTTAGAAACATTTCCATTCATTATTTTTTTAATAATATCATACTGCAATAATGGAGACATCTCTTCTATTGGTGGTGCAAATATGCTATTATTTTCATGATTTACTACCCCTTTTACTTTTGGAATAAAATCTTGCAATGGTGGCATAAATATTTCACATATTGCAGGTCCATCAAATTCCATAAATTTTGGAAAATATGTGCTAAAATCATCCCAATTTTTTATTTGGAATTTAGCATACCCAAATGCGTCTGCCACTCGCATATAATCTGGTAAAACTATACCAGTTGTTGAATCTACTGAATTATACGAGCCTTTAAATAACATTTTTTGAGTATGTTTAATCATCAAATATCCATCATTGTTAAATATAACTATTTTTATTCTTAATTTATGCTGTATAATTGTTTGTAATTCTTGTATATTCATCATCATTCCGCCATCACAATTTAAACATAATACTTCTCTTTCTGGTGATGAAATGGACGCACCTAAAGCGGCCGGTAGACCATAACCCATTTCTCCCAAACCATAAGATGAAAACATAGTGTTGTTTGGTTTTAGACGAATAGCTTGATGTCCTGATAACAAAGCAGTTCCCATATCTGTTACAATTATTTGGTCTGGTTTTAAATAATCTGACATCTTATCAATAATTCTATACGAATTTGGAAAACAATCATCTTTGTGAGCATCCTCTATAAAAGGAAATTGTTTAGATAAATTATAACATTCATCTAACCAGTGTTGATTATTATATTTTAAATTTATTTGTTTAAGGAATTCATTGCAATCTGTTTCAATACATAAATGCGCAAAACTTTTAAATTCTGTTTTATCAACATCTACCATAATAATTTTCGATTCTCTTGCGAATTCTTTGAAGTCATAACCAGTTTGTGGAAGAGTTAATCTACTTCCTAAAACAATTATTAAATCACTTTTTTGAAGAATAAAATTTGCTGCTCGTTGACCATATAATCCAGGTCTTCCAAAATACAATGGGTGTTCATCGTGTAAAATATCAATTCCAGACCATGTTAAAAGAACTGGAATTTGTATATCTTTTATTATATTTTTAAATAATTCAACTGAGTTTGATAATTTCACACCATTTCCAACTAAAAAAATAGGTCTTGTTGATTTGGTTATTAATTCCTCAATATTTGAAATACCATTATTAATTATTTCTGGTTTATAATCATTCCATTCGCGAAATTCAATATTTTTGGATTGAATATCAAATGGTATATCTAATAAAACAGGCCCTTTTCTACCATTTAGCGCAATTGAATATGCTTTTTCTAATTCATCTTGAATTGTATCTGAATCAACTATTGTTTTTGCGTATTTTGTTGTTTTTGAAACCATATGAGGAAAATCAAATCCTTGTGTTCCATACATCCTTTTATCACAATGTTCAGAAATATAGTTTGATGATTCTTGTCCAGAAATTATTATACATGGAGTTGAATCTGCCCATAAACTTACTACTCCTGTAACTGAATTTGTAGCTCCACCACCGGCAGTTACAAGAGCCATCGCTAGTTTTCCAGTAGTTTTAAAAAATGCACCAGCAGCAATTACAGCACATTGTTCATTATGAACATTAATTATAGTAATATTATTATTTTTAAATGAATCATAAATATGAGAATTAGCTGAGCCAATAATACCAAAGACTGTAGTAATATTTTTCTTAACTAAAAAAGAACTAATAATTTCACTTACTTTCATATGAATAATATTACTATTTCTATTTATATTATTTACAACTTTAACAAATATAAAAACTATAAATAATATAAATTATATGACAGATAAAATATCTTTAGCAATTTCAAAAACAATAAATAACGAAAAAATATATTTAGGAAATAAATATGTGTTTATTGATAACAAAAGTAAAATAACTAATGTTATTTTTTCTGCGGTGCATCAACCCCATTACATGATGATAAGTTGGTTTGAAAAATACACAGAATATAATTATTTGTATTTAAATCCAATAAAATGCGATTATACAGATGTAGATACATTAACAAAATTAATATTATTGTGTAATAGTGAAAAGTATAATATGATTGGGTTTAGTTTTGGTGGATTTGCTGCTATTATTTATAGTAGTATTTTACCAACATCAACATTAATAATTGTTGATCCTCATAGAAATTATTGCCAGGCATTTATTAATATTAATTTGGAATATTATATTCCAAAAATAAATGCAAATGTGTATTATCTTAGAAGTTTAGATAATTATGATATTAATGAATTTAAAATAATAAGTAATTTGTTAGAAAAAACAAATATACACTATTCAATTCAATGCACGTTAAGTGATATACATTGTGGTTATATTCCTGGAGAAGATATGATTATACATTATATTAAATTTTCAGAAATTATTTCACAAAATAGTAATAAAATTATAAAGTCAAATAATATTAATAATGTAATAAACCACAACTACATATGATAAAATATTTCAGATATTAATGACAATATTATCTGTCATATTATCTTTCATATTATCTGTCATATTCTTATATATAGCTTTTAATGCACTTATAGCAGCACAATTTATAATATCTAAATTTCCAGCACTTTTAGATATTAAATTGCTGGAACTAGTTACTTTAATATGCACCATTAACAAATTTGACGACATCCATACGGGCTTACTTATGTTATAATTTGTAATATAAGTTTGAACATTTTTTAAAAAATCATCAAAATCTTCAAAATCATCAAAATCTTCAAAATCATCAAAATTTGATGTTTTTATAAAAATTGTTGATTTCATTATACTATTAATGCTTGGATTAATGTTAAGAATAACTTTACACTTTTTAATATTAGTAAATTCGCATACAGCCTTTTCAGTTATATCAATATATTTATCTATATTAATACGAGTTGCCATACCAGCGCTTTCGGAATTAATTTGTGTTACAACTTCGGCATATGTTATATTATTTTTTAATTTATTGTCAATGTAATTTAATAATGGTATACATGCTTGACCACCACATGTAACCATATTTATATTAGAAATTAAATGTAAAGATGTTATATTTGGAATATAAAATTTTCCAACATTTGATGGAGTTAAATCAATAACTTTTATACCTTGCTCAAAAAAAATTTTGGAATTTATAATAGCAGAATATGAATCAGTACAATCAAAAACAATTTCACAACATTTGGGATTTGATATAAAATAATCTATACTCTTATCACTATAAGTTATATTATTTGGGATTTTTTTTGAATATTCACGTCTTCCAACAAAAGCAACAACTTCAACAAAATCTAAGTTTAGTATTTTATACAATAAATCAAGACCTATTTTACCGGTTCCTATAATGGCTATTTTTATCATTATATAGGGTAAGTATATTTATCTATAATTTTTGATATATTTAATATATTTATAATTTATTATATATAAATATTTATAATTTATTATATATAAATATTTATAATTTATTATATATAAATATTTAGATTCATATATACACCCTTGAAGATTTAAATCCTGACGCTTTTAAGCGTCCTATTTATTTGTTTAAGGGCAACTTTACCGATAAATAAATTAATTCTGTCTGGTTCTCAGATCTTAGTAATAACAAATAATATGTCATCCCATCTATTTTTAACATGTCTTAAATCAATAATTTCATATGTAAACCCGTTTGGAACATGTGTTTTAAAAATATCACACCATCCTATATCGGGTATATCCTCAACAATCAATATACCATTGTTAGTCAATAATTGTGTATAATTTATAATAAAATATGTCATACTTTCAAGTGTATGTGGTCCATCATCTATAATTAAATCAAATTCTATACTATTATTTGTAAAATAATCTATACTTTGTTGTGAATATGCGTCTATTTTTAAACAATTTACTCTATTAAACTCTTTCAGAAAATTTGTGCCTTTATCAATACCCATCCCGTATATAGTTGCGTTTACAAAATAGTCATTCCATAATTTCATTGAACCACATTGATCTCCAATTTCTAAAACATTTTTACATGTTAATTGTTTATCTTTTAATAATCTTTCATATGATTCTAGATAACTATGACACGTATTTTTATCAGTACAATTATTATTTACTATTTGTGCTAACGAAAAATGAAGAGCTGGCTGTTTATAATGGTTAAAGTTTGTTTCATTGTGTAAATTTGGCCATTGATGATGTAAACGCAATTTTTCTAATTGTATATTATCATTCTCTATCATTTGTAATAATAAAAATAGACCAAAAATTTCTTCGGTAATCTCTGAAATACTTTCTGAATAGATTCCATTAATATAGTTTTTATGTAGCCAATCTGTTATCGAACAATACCATGTCATCATCTTAATAAACGTTTTTGTAGGTATAACAAACGTGTGAAGGCAAATGAACATGTCCGATTTATTATGTGCTTTTATAGATTCATAGGTGTGCGCAGTATTAAAATAGTTATTATATTTTTCTAAAATGGAATTATCATAAGGTTTACATACATAGTTAACTTCAACTTTGTTCGCTACTGCTAAGCTGTAAAAATATATATCCTTTTTATCATTGTTATCATCATTGTCTTTACTTTGATTTATTTTTTCTTCCATATCATAAATAAATTCACTCGCCAATTCCATGTCATATTGAATAAACCCTATATAGTTGGTATTATGATATAACTTATTTTTGAATACATGATATAAACAAGATGTTTGACAATAATTCGTATCTTGGTAAAGGTTGTTATAATTTTTTGATTCATATTCTTTTAATATATTGTATTTTTTTTCTTTGTTGTAAACCTTTTCATATACTGGATTGACATCATACATTGTAATTTTACTTAATGAATATTCGTCCAAATCTTTGTAACAATTATCAAATAATTTGTTGTGCCAAATATTAAAAATCTTTAAATTTTGATTTTGAATTTGATTTTGAATTTGATTTTGATTTTGAATTTGATTTTGATTTTGATTTTGAATTTGATCCATTAAATTTACAAACAAATTTTTATTTTTACCTATAATACAATCCGCCAAATTTTTATAAAAGGTTTTATTTGGATCATTAAATGCGTCTAGCCATTTATTTGAAAACATGGGTTCTTGAAAATACGAATTATACAATTCTTCATCATTGTCTACTTTAATAATATATTCAACTAGATCGTCAAAATTCGCATAATCGGTAGCATTAATAAACGTTTTCGGATTAAAATCTTTGACGACTTCTTTGGTGCCCCAATAAATAGGAATACAATTCGATTTATAAATATCGCATATTTTTTCAGTGACATAACCCGGGTAATCTTCATTTTCAAACGCAATGGCGAATTTATAATTATTGTTGTGTTCTATTTTTCCAGAACAATTCACACCTCTCGGCACATGATAACCAATGTTATTCAAAAATTTGCCCCCACAATGGACCTTTTTATAATTGGACAATTTGTCGACGAATGTTCTTCTATGAGTCGTTTTTACTTCGCCATTAGAAATAAAGGAACAAAAACGTTCTCTCTGTGGTGGAACATTGATAATACCATTTTTTCTACGATTACATTCTTCCAATAAATAATCGTTCATATAACCCAACCATAACGGGAATCTAGTATTCTTATCACTATTTCTATCAAATGTAAAATTAAAATCGGCTTCTTCTCTAATACCAAATGGTTCTCCTGAAAAGAAAACTTTTCTTACATTCGGGAAATTTGTATGTGAATTGCCAAAAATGCTGTAAAATAAAACATCTGGGTTTTGTGTAGGATCGACAACTAATATGTCGGAAACGTTTCCATATTTTTTCAATATATCGGTGATGAAATTGCTATTGTTGTCAAAACTGCCACCACAATATTCCTCATACCACCAATCACAATATGCGATTTTTAAGATATGGGGTTGATCTTGGGTTGGTGTAAATTGTAAACTATTATAATTATGTTGAATATCTGTGCCTACCTCATTCACATGTCTTTGCCTCACAATACAACATGTAGTATGATGATATACTATCACTTCACCATGAGATTGAGGATTATCAATAGCGCATTTAATCGAGCACCTGTTAATATATGAAATCATTTTTCTTGCTGCGGCTTTACTAATTATATACGCAAAAGCTACATTCCAAAACTTATACACATCTTTTTGAAAAATAGTTATTTCATTTGTTTTAATTTTTTCTTGATCCAATTCATTACAATCAAATACACCTAATGACAAATGCTCTAATTGTTTTTCTTCAAAAAGTTTACAATGACTTTCTAATTTTTCTTTGAAATCTGGGAATAATTCTAAGTCGTCTTCTAAAATCACATAATACTCATTATCATTATCATTTATTAATGTATGCCATAGTTGCGAATGACTTAGTGCGCATCCAATTACGCCCCTACGATAATTAAAATTGTTTCCTTCGAAAAGTAATCTCAGTTCCTCGGATTCTTTTAATTTTTCACCATCTACTGCTTCAATGAATTCATAGTTTGTTTGGGGTATATTTTCTCTCTCGAATTGTTGGATCATTGCGTTTTTTCTATCTTCTCTCTTCTTAAGATTGATGATCTTTATATTATTTTTATTGATTGGATTGGTTGATGGGGTTGTTGGGGTTGTTGGACTTGAGGTGGATGATTGCTCGTGACGTTGAGAAAATAAAAACATATTCATCCATTCACTTGCTCGGTTTGCCCATGAACAAGAAAACGCGTATTCTTTACCCTTTTTCTTTAGATCATTTTTTTGCTTTATAGATAAATTTAATAAGGTGTCTAGTTCATTTCCATCGCTTATTTGAATACCATAACTTCCAAGAGTGTCTACCAATCCAGCAATTGGATAGTATAAACATACAACTTCTGATGCTAACATTTCGAGAGAAGTAATACAAGAAGTTTCTTGAAAATCAGTAGGGTATAACCAATATTCCGCGGTGGCCATTAATTCATACAGGTCTTTTCTATTTAATTTACCCACATATTTAATTGAATCTGTTTTATTGATGTTCTCCATTATTTTTTTATCTTCTTCTGTGTTTGGAAAATTATTGTATGAAGAAATCATTAATTCTGCGTCTGGCAAATTTTTCAGAATACTTGGCCATAAATCAATCAACTTTACTAGTCCTCGCTCACTACAAGAGGTATAAATAAATCTATTCATTTTTTTTTGTATGGGTTGTTTTAGGGGTTGATTTAGGGGTTGATTTAGGGGTTGTAGGTTGGCGAACATTTTTTCATTAATTCCATTATTAATAATATTTATTTTATCCTTCAATTGAGGATAAAGAGAGAGATAATAATTTTTGTGCCATTCAGTTTGACAAACACAGGCCGTAATTTTCGATGACCATTTTTTTAAAATATGTTCAACCGATAAATCTGTTCCATAAGGATATAGGTATATATCATGTGCCCAAATATATGACTGATATGCCGAGAAATTTTTATTATGTTCATAGAAATTCAAATATCTTGATACGATGATAGTATGGAACGCATTGGTTTCTATTAGTTTTTTCAAATTATTTAAATGAACATAGGTAACATTATCGACCTGTTCTTCCTCAACATCGCCTCCAACATATATGGTCCAATCGTTGGGGAAGTTTTTCGATAAACTGGCTGCTGCGGTTTCTGATCCACCCAAAGGATTATTCATACTATAAGTATTATTCCATCTAAAGGGCGTATACCCTGTATAGAGTAAGATTTTTTTGCTGTTTTTACATTCTTCTATTGAAAAAATACTATTGTTTTTTTCTTTAAAAATGTCGTGTAAATTTAAACCATATTTTTCATAATTTTCTATGAAATCGTGTTTATATAATGGATAATTTATTTCTATTAAAAAATCAAAGTAGTCTTGGAACAAATTCATAAAATTATCGTTGGCTTTTATCGCACCTTCAATGAAAAATTTTAAATTATATAACATATTACCTATTAAAAATTCGTCTTTTGATTCGTATTTTTTTGTAAAAATGATTTCATACATTTTAAATGTAGTAGAAAACTCTTGTACTCTATCTGAAACAAGAATCATATAATAAGGCAATTTCAAATCAGAATCACCAATATTAACGAATAATTTATCATTTAGTAGCGTCGATTTTGATGAATTTAAATAATCATTTTCAAAAAAAGACTTTGTCATTAAATAATAATTGAATGCCACTTGATTCATTTTTTGATTACAATAATGGTTAACTAAATGAACGAGACATTCGGCTCGTTGTGTGTCGTATTTAAAACTTTCTACCAAGTAATAAAATTTGGTTTCTTTAGAATCCTGGTTGGAATCCTTTTTGGAATAGAGTTCATATAAATTCAAACACGACACATATTTTTCTTGTGCCCAATTATCTTGGCTTAATGTGATTTTATACCATTTAATAGCTTCTTCTGTCATATTAGCATCGCGATAACTATTCGCACAATAAAAAGCATATCTTAGCATTAATTGGTCGTTTGATTCTTTAGCTATTTTGTGGGCGTTTTCTAAAATGAGGGCGTCTTTTAAATATTTGTCTGCTTGTAAACTGCGGTTTCCTGCTCGTCTTTCAAGAATATAGTAGTCGCCTTCAATATCTACTATATCATTAATGGGTTCACAATTACAAATATATTCGTGAACTACTGATTCGTATCTCCATTTCTTTTTATTGTTGACTATTAATATTCTTTTATATATGGTATGTTTGCCGAATTTTATATAGTAGGCATCATTAGCTGATATATTTTCTGGTAATTTAAAATCGCCGCTGATTTCATCGTCTGCGTCGAAAACCATGAGATATTCGCTTTTATTATATGCGTGTTCTAATGCCTTGGTCCTATTATGTGCGAAATTTTGCCATTCATCGTCGTATATTTCGCCAGGTATATTGTTTCTTTTGAAAAAATTAGTAATTATTTCTTTTGTATTATCGGTAGAACCTGTATCTGATATAACCCAGTAGTCGAAATCTATTTTTTTTATTAGTTTTTCTAAAGTTTGTTCGACTATATGCGACTCATTTTTGACTATCATATTTAAACACATCTTGGGTTTTTGTTTTGGTGTTATTGTCATCTCCATTTTTTTTATATATTAAATTAGTTATATTTAATATATATTTACTACGAATTTGTTTTATTTTTTGTTTGTCTTCTTTTTGTTGGTCTTCTTTTTGTTTGTCTTCTTTTTGTCTGTCTTCTTTTTCGTCTTCTACTGCCACCATCTACTTTCGTTGCTTCTTCATTTGCTTGGATTAATACATTTTCTGTGTTTTTTGCTACGTTTGCTAAGGGTGGTGGCATTGTATCTGCCGATGCTTGGGGTATTATGTTTGCCGATGTTTGGGGTATTAGTTCTGCCGCTGAATTGAGTGAATCGTGTATTAATACATGGGGTGTTTCATTTGTTCTTTTAGGCAAAACAGCATATATAACCCCAGTAGCACCTATTGCTGCTATTAAAGCTATAATTAATGGATCCATTTTATATATTAGTATATATATATTTTTATTATTTGTTGAAATAAAAAATAAAAAAATAAAATTGATTTCAAAATATACATATAAATAGTATTAACCTAATTTATGAAATGACTGAAGTTGGCTGTAATTTTGATGAAATTGGATTAAAGATTCCAGAACTAATATATTCTTATCCTTCTGAATTACAGAAACGGGTCTTTCACTATTTAAGTCAATTGGGGGAGAATGAGAGAAAAGCGTATTCTATTGCTCAAGGGCATTTGGGGACGTCGTTTAATATAGTTAGAAGCACGGGGTATGTTGAATGGACAAAGAAGAATAAGTAGGTAATATGTGCTTTACTTACCGATATCGGTTTACATAGAAAATCTTACATTCTTTCGTTTTCTTGTTTTATTTTTGAGTCCATTTTTGGATTTTTTTGATTTAAGTATTGACTTGTATTTTTTATGGTGACGACGTGTGCTACCGCCTGCTGCTACTGCTCTTGCATCTGATTTAAATGCTGGTGCTGATTCAAATGCTTCTGATTCAAATGCTGGTGCTGCTTTTGTTCTATTTAAATTACTTAATAAATTTGTTCTTTTTGCTATCTGTATTGCGGTTTCTGCTCTTTGTTGTGCCTGTTCACCTTGTTTTTGTAAGTCTTGTATTTGTTTTTGTCCTTGGTCTTGATAGCCTTTTAATTTTTGTTGTGCTTGGTCTGCTTGTTGTTGTGCTAATTGAGTTATATTAGTTATTTGTTGTTCTGCTTGTTGTTGTGCTTGTTGTACAAATGGATTAGTAAGAACTTTGCCTTGTTCTTTCATTTGTTGTAATTTTTGCTCTGTTTGGGTTACTCCGTCAGCCATTGTTTCAGCAGTTTTCGCAGCAGCATCTGCCGCAGCTTCTCCTGCTTTGACCACATCATCCAAAACACGCACACCTTCTACTACTTCCCCCACTACTGGGATAGTTCCAGCGACATCTAGACCGGCTTTAACTAGATTTTTACTTTCTTTTTTTCCCAATTCTATTGCTGTATCTGCCATATTTTTAGCCACTTCTTCCGCGGCCGGTCCTGCTGCGTCTGCTACTATTAATGCGTCTTCGGCCAATTCTCCTGCGATTTTTTTCACATTTTCTTTTGTATGTGGGTCATTTAACGCAACGCTTACTTCTTTGAGCACTTCTGGTAAATCGTTTTTTTCTGTGCTCACACCTAACGCGTTTGCTGCGGATTCTGTAACTGATTTTGTTCCTTTTATTGCTGCGTTTGTTACTAAATTTACGACTGGTCCGAAAATATCCATCAGGCCGCCGTGTTTTTGTGCTGTTTCTGGTGCTGGTTGTTGTACTGGTTGTTGTGCTGGTTGTTGTGCTGGTTGTTGTGCTGGTTGTTGTGCTGGTTGTTGTTGTGCCGTTTGTTGTATAGTTTCTGAAGTAGGTGGTGGAACTGCACTAGTCTTTCCAATTAATTTGTTTTGTCTTGCTTTTGATTGCTTATTTTGTTTGTTTTTTATTGTAAATCTACTTTTATACATTTCTTATATTATCTATAGGTTTTATTTTGGCAAGTTTATTGCGGTCAGTTTATTGATTGGATGATTGATTTGAAGATTGAGTCAAAGATTTCTTAAAATCCGCAAAAGTCATAGCATATCTTTTATCCGTCAATTTTTTGTCGACTTTCTTCAAAAAACTGAAATTTACAATTTTTCCTTCATAAGAATATCTATTTGCGCGTTCTTTCAATACCATATTTTCTTGATTTGCTGTTGCGGTTGGTTGTTGTGGTAGTGGTTGATTTGGTCTAGAGCTAGCACTTGTTTTCGAATCTGTATCCTTATTATAACTCTTCAATTTGGCGAATACATCCTTCTTTTTATTTTGTTCTGGTAATGGAATCGGTTGATTTAGTTGGTCTTGCTTTTCCTTTATTTTATTTTTCGCATCCTCTATTTCCTTGCTCATATCTACATAAATTTCTTTAGAATTTGTCGTGATAACATATTTTCGAGCAATTGTTTCTAAAAATCTATAAGGAATGGTATTATCCGAATAAAAAGTGAATGTTTCTCTCGTATTATCGTAGAACATCAGTGCGTTCCCTAATGGTGTAGATTCCATGATAATCGAATTCTTTAATGAATCCAATTTCTCTTTTGATAATTTTACCATTTCTAAATTGTGGAATTCATTTAAATATTTGTCTTCATACTTGATTTCGGGTTTTGGTACTGGGGTTGGTTCTTTTGCTGGTGCTGGTGCTGATTCTTCATCGTCTTCATCGTCTTCATCGTCTTCATTGTCTATGTCCAGTCCATAAATAGCCTTATGATATTTTTCAGATGCTTCTACAAATGATTCCGCAAATGGTTTTATAATGATTGATAAATCTGTTGATTTTTGTATAATTGTATTCATGACAATTTTCACTTTACTTCCTTCTTCTGCTTGACGATAAATATAATTGAAAAATAAGATATAGACGAATGAATTAAAGAAAAAATGGAAATATGAACTGGCTGCGGTCATCATTTGTTTTATTATATTATACGTTATCTTTATATTTTGTTTTGTTTGTTATTGTTTTTTAGTGTTTTTTAGTGTTCTTGTTTTAGTGTTCTTGTTTTAGTGGTCTGGTTCTTGTTCTGGTTGGTCAGGTTCAGATAATAACACGCTGGCTCTTCGTTGCCAGAATAGTTCAACGAGTTCGCCAGATAAGTCCGCGCATTTAATCAAATCGAATGTTTTTTTGGGATTATTAGGATGGAGTCGAACCAAGTAGAGCGCGGTAATTTTTTTGTCGTATTTGGATTCTAAAATCGCCTTGTATGTATTGAGTTGAAGACTATAATGCCAGAAATTGGTATTCGGTAAATGGTCTATACATTCGGTCAGCGCGTATGAATCGAAAGCGGTTGTTTTGGCGATTTCTTTGGCTCGTTTCCAATCGTAAATCATGAGTGTGCCGTCTGGATTTTCATAGACCATATCGATGGATCCGGCTAATTTGAGGTCCTCGTGATAAATCATCCATTCGGTTCTGTATGGAACGAGATCGGGGAATTGTTTGGCGAATGCGAGGAAATATTGCCATTCATCGGATTCGTTGGGTGGGGGATTGCCTGCTGCTAAATAGGCTTCGTAGTTTTCTAAGAGGTCTTTGTGCGATGCTTTCTTCTTTTGGGGGTGTGGTTTTGCTATCTCTTGGTTCATGAAACATTCGATATCAAAATGGAGATTGGTGCCTGCGCCTGAAACGGCTTGTGCGTTGGCAGCCCAGCCGTCTTTAATTTCTTGTGCTGTTTTACCCCAATATTTATTATCTGGATTCCAGTTTTTTCCTTTCATCATTTTTTCTATAACACCATCTGCGTCGAAATGGGGGAAATGGGAGTGATTCCATGTGGTGACGGAGGTGTATTTGGATGTGGGATCGGTGGTGATGGTATATTTATGAGTGGGTTCATCAAAGACGAGATTTTGATCGCGAATATGGGGATTTTTTTGTGATAAGGTAGGTAATAAAGTAGGTAATAATTTGCTTGAAATTAAGGCTTTGATAGCATTATTGCTTGCTGCTGCTGTCGTTGCTGTTGCTGACATTTTATTGTTGGTAGATAGATTATATTTTATGTATTAAAACATAATCAATTTTTTATTTTGTTTTTGTTTTTATTATCCTACTCTCATTACATTATATTGAATATAAAATGGTACCTGATTTGCGGTGAACTCATAATAAACATATGTATTTAATGATGTGGAATTTATTTGTAAAAATGTGGTTAATGAACTACCCTGATAATTATATGAAAGAATACCACCACCAATAGTTATTAATGGATTCCCTAGGTTCCAATCTGATACAGCTATGCTGTTATAATAATTACTAGAAGTATCTATCCAAATGGCCGCTCCAACACCCGTAACATTATTAGGCATTGTTGCGTTTAATGTTAATATATAACTTCCATAAGGCAATTGAACATTGGTGGTTCCAGCGGGTCCCCCCGTTCCACTACTATTAAATGTTAAAGCGCATCCCGATGAACCTTGACTATATGATGAGGTACAATTTATATAAGACATATCTGTTCCATTTCCATTATAAAATAAACCACCTAATTGATTTAATAAATCATTATAATTAGATGAAGTTGTATAATTAAGGGATGTTGGGCTTGTTAAATTTAATTGACCATTTATAATTGTTATTGGGCTATTTATTGATGTTATTGGACTATTTATTAACGTATATGTGGCATCCATCGTAATGATACTATCAATATTATTAAGATTTGCGGTTTCTATCCATATAATAACAATGCCATTATATCCGCCATTAAAACTTGGACCAACACTTCCATTGGCAGCACCACCAGCCCCCCACCATCCTGCTGATCCTCCTGAAGGGCCGTCATTGCCACCTGGACCCCCACCTGGGCCAGGATTATTTGATAAGGTTTGACTTCCTTGTCCACCATACGCACCTCCTCCGCCACTATAAAACGCATTAGTTGGAGTATAATATCCATTATAATAAGTGTCCAAATAAAATGTATTAATAGGTGAAACTGGTTCCGCATTATTTGGTGGACCACTAGAAACATTTGATCCACCATACGCACCATTTTGAGTAGTTCCAATACCACCTAAACCTCCCGTAGATTCACTGATTAAGGAATTATAATAGGCTCCGCCACCACCATAAGCATTTGCGAATGTATTTCCATTTATTGATATAGTAGAACTAGTACCAGGACTAGCATTTGTGCCACCGCCATTACCACCCAATCCAACATTTATATCATATGTGCTATTTCCATTAGCTATAAATGTACCTGTGGAAATACCACCACCGCCTCCACCTGCGTCGGTGCTTCCCCCACCACCTCCACCTACAGCTACATAATTAAATGTTAATGGGACATTAGTAGATACATCAAATGTCCAATTAGGAGGGGATGATGTAAGTGTATTATACCACCAATACGTATATGTTCCTGGTGGGTTTGTGGTTACTCCAGTATTTGTATAAGTGCCAGAAATATTAATTGTTGGTATCGTATAATTTACATATAAACTATCTTGGACGTTCATATTGCCTGAGACATTCAAATTGCCGGAAATGTCGGCACCAGTTGTTGGTGGTATATTAGTTAAATTATAAGGATCGGTGGGGGAAATAATCCAATAACTATCACCGCCTGTGCCTGCTGGACCTGTTGCACCCTGTGAGCCAGTTGCGCCTTGCGTTCCTTGCAAGCCAGTAGCGCCTGTTGAGCCTTGCGTTCCTTGCAAGCCAGTAGCGCCTGTTGAGCCTTGCGTTCCTTGCAAGCCAGTA